TGACACCACGACGCCCTGGTCACGGTTGCCTCCCAGGAACGCCACCAGGGTGTCGCCGCCAGCAGGGGGCACAGATGACAGCCCGTATGTCTGGAACCGTTCCACGCCGTCTGCTACCTCGCCAGCGAGCAAGCCGACCTGCATCACCTGGATTCCACCAGCATCGTTGACGGCGCGCAGCACGCCCCGCGCAAGCATCATGTTCAAGCGCCTGACCAGGGGGGCGAGCTGACGATCTAACGCGCTCATCCCGGCAGCCCTGTCTCGCCCTGCCGGGCCGTGGACTCTGGTGGCAGGGTTGTGGCGGGCCCTGGCTGGGTGGTCTGTAGCGACGGCCCAGCCGGTCCTAGAGGGGGGTCGCCGCGGCGCCACGTGGGTGCGGTCATTGGTGCCTGGTGAGCTGGCGTCCAGCCTGGTGGCATCGGCGGCGTGGCCCGGAGACCCCAGGGACAGAACACCACCGCGCTACCAGGCATCGGTGACCAGGTCTCCAAGCCGTTCACTGCTTGCTTTCCTTCCGGCGTCGCTCGCCAGCCTCGCGGTCGGCGGCCACCTGCCGCCAGAAGTCGGTCCCGCTGCCGCCGCCAGACTTGTCCTTGGTTTCCGCTTTGAGGTCGTCCGGATTCGGGGTTAGCGCCTCGGGTGGCTGCAATGTCAGCCGCGTCATGGTGCCCGAGGCACCGAGCCGGAATGATGTCTTGGTGATCGTCATCTCCCGGTCGAGGCCGAGCCAACCGTCGCCGATCCGACACATGCGGTTGATTGGCCAGGGTTCACCGGCTTCAGTGAACCAGCCTTGAACCTCGATCGTGGCGGTCCTCCCGTTGCCCCAACGGTTGGCCACTTCCCACTGCGCCCGCGCTTGCGCGTCGGCGTTCGATGTCTTGGCTGCCTGGTAAATCACGAGCGGACGGTAGCGGGTAATAGAGGGGTCGGTCGCCTGGCCGAGACTTTGCGCCGCCTGGGTGGGCGAGACGTTAGCCGCCCCTGCCTGCTGGCCCTTCACGATGACGATCGAATGACGCTCGCGGTCGTCCAGCAGGGCACTCGCCGTTTTGATATTACCGCCTTGCACCAGGCCCGTGTCGCAGTATTCCTCGGACACGCGGGTGATTAGCAGAGTGCCGTCCGTCTGCTCATACGCAAGGACCTGCCTTAGTCGCGTGATACGTTCGATCGCCTCCCACGCGGTCTCGCCCTGCTGAACCTTAAAATCCAACGACGCACCCAGATCCGTCTCGATGACCACGCCGACCTGGTAGACCGCAGCGAGCGCCCTGATGATGTCGCCGGGCGGTGCTTTTTTCCACTCAGTTGGCGCACCCTCGGGCGCGCAGTCCACCAGGTCGCTGACCAGGCCGCGCCCAACGATTTCGATCTGGTGGCTCGCAGCGTCATAGCGCGGTGACATCTGGTCGACCCAGCCGGTGGCCATCAGGTGCTCGTCAAGGTGAACCTGGCAGGAATCGCCTGGCTGAAAATCCCAAGCCTGTTGCATGCCAGGCCAGTCGCGCGTGCCGATCACACCGAACTGGATTGTCGCCTCGTCGACCGAACGATCTAGCTGCACGCTCAGCCAGCCTCGATAATCGCGATCACCGATGGTCAGGATCAATTCGGATTCAGGCATCAGGTGATGGCCGGGGCAATCAGTTCAGTCGGCATGAACGTTGGATGCGGCGCGGGATTGGCGCGCAGCAGGGTGCCTGCCTCGCGCGCATCCTGGTAGACCCGATGGGCTGCAACGTGCACCGGCAGCGTGGTGACCGTGGCGAAGAACGTTGCAGTTTGGCTGCCTATCTTGTCACTGAGTAGCGTGATCGCGGCGGTGAGCACTGCGCGGAGGCTCCCGACTGTGCCGTCATTGTCGATTGACGCGGCATTGATCACAGGGCCGAAAATCGAGCTGATGGCAGTCCGCAATTCCTGGCCGTCCTGCGGGGCAACGCGGCGCAGACTGATGAGCCGTTGCGCGGCACCCAGAGCGCCAGAGCGCCGCACCAGCGCGGTAATCGCCGCGCGGTTGATAAGCTGCTGCGTCCTGGTCGGGGTGTATTCTCCCGGCCGGGTGGTCGGCACAAGGGGCAAGCCAGTCGTCCATTGCGAGAGTGCCGCCATCGCTGCAATGGCAATGCTGGTCTCGATCAGTGCCTCAAGAGCGACGGCCGAGATATACCGCTCGACCCCAATCGCGACGACAGCAGGGGGTTGCAGGACATACGCGGGCGAGAAACTCGCGCTGCGGTCCGCGATGGCAGCATAGGCCACCGGGTCGCACTGATTGCGTTCCAAAACCTGGCTGACAGCGGCGACCACTTCTGCAAGCATCGACGCGCTGTCGTTTGCAACGAAGTTGGAATATCCGGCCACCTGCCAGGCATCCGCGAAGGCGTCGGTTATCCGTCCCATGCGACACCCAGGGAACGGGACAGCGAGCGCTCTGAATTCGGCTCGCTGGTAGGCTCCACGAAGCCGGTCGTTTCAACAAAGGCCAGCACGAACTGAGCTATGCGTCGGCGGGCATCGCCCTCATGCACCGTGAACGTATCGCACAGCACGTTATGCTGGCCGAGATACGGATGGATCAGCAGGCCCGGCCCTTCCGCTTCCAACGCGGTCAGTAGCTCATCGCGCTGCATTTCCCAAAGATCACCGATCACGTGTGCCTGGAACGAGAAGCGCCGACCGCGCCGGCCAAGGTCTTCGGCCAACGGCTCATCACGCAAAGGATACTCGTGCCACTCGTGGCGCCGGCCGCCAGCCAGGTCATAGGCACCGAGGCGGAAGGCCGCGTCGCGGAAGTAGCCGATGCGGAGAGGAACGCGACCGGGAAGCAGTCCCATCAGTGCGCCATCGCCAGACTGCCGCGCGGGCCGGAGTATTGTTTTTCGATCGAGACATCAGCCGGGCCGGTCGATCGCTGCGAGACCTGCATACCGGGCGGGGCGTTCTGAAACTTAACGTCCAGTTCCGTCTTTGAAGTCTGCACGCCAGCCGCAGCCGCTGGCATGGCAGCAGCAGCAGGGGTGCCCGCCTTGCTCTCGGCAACGCCGCCCCAGGCACCGCCCAGCGTGCCGGATCCCGCACCAGCCCAGGCCCCGCCTGGCGGCTGGGCGATGGTCGCAGCAGCCTTGCCCCAGTCGCCGGTTAGCTTACTGGTGTCGAGCTGCGGAGCTGCTACCTGCGGCGTCTCGATCTTGCGGCCGAATATGCCGGTGATCGTATCCCAGACGCCGGTAAGCCATCCGACCAAGCTGTTCCACAGTCCTTTGACCGTTTCGATAGGATCATTGAACGCGCCGACGATCGCGTCTTTTATCGCTCCCGCGATTTGGCCGACCCCTGCAACGATTGCCTTGCCAAAATCGATAATGAACTGGCCAATATCGTCCGGTAGCGAGGCCCATGCTTCCCGGCCAACTTGGGCCAGGTTGCCGGCGAGCACCCGCCAGGTCGCGGTTACCAGGTCCCACCCGCTGCTGAGTTCGGCAGTGATGTCGGACCACTTAACTTGAAACCACTCATCCGTTGCGACGCGGCCCAGCTCGGCGAAGCCCTCGCCCAGCCGGTCAAGCGTTCCCGAGACAGCCTGCCACCCCTCATTGAATGCTGTTTTGATCTCGTCCCAATTTTTCCAGATGGCGTATGCCAGGTATGCGACACTAGCGACCAGCAGAATGATCGACGCCGCGATCGGGTTGGCAAGCAGCGTGGCGCCGAGCGCGACGAGAGCCTTGCCGATGCCGAACAGTGAACCGATGATGCCTGGCGCGACCACGGCGGTGAACGCCAGCAGGACTGCATTGCCCTTGCCGATGACCGCGACGAGGCCGTCCCATACCGGCTTCATGCTTTTGAGTATCGGGATAACATCATTGCTAATAATGGCAACGAACGCCTTGCCAGCCGCGACGATGTTCTGAATGACCGCGACGGTTTCCTCCATAATCTTTGGCTTAAACTCCTTAATCCAATTTTTCATTCCGGTCGCGCTTTCCTTCATGCTGGGCAGCAGTTCCTTCAGGATACCATACGCAACGCCCTTTATCTCGTGGCCGACCACCGTCATGATGTCGCCGAATTCCTTGGCCGACGACGCGGTTTGTAGGTCCATGATCGCGCCAGTGCTTTCCAGCTCCAACCCGAGCTTGCGGATACCTTCTTCGCCCTCATCGAGCAGCGCGAGCAGCTCCGCGCCGGTCTTGCCGAACACCTTCATTGCAGCTTCGCTACGGTGGATCGGGTCACTCATGTTCGATATCGCGGTGGCAGTGCGCAAGAAAATTTCCTCGGGGTTCAGATTTTTCAGATCGGCCACGCTGAGGTTCAGCGCGTTGAATACCTTGACCATCTCGTTATTCTTGCCGCCCTTGCGCGCGGCCGCGATCGACTTGTTCAGCTTGGTGAGTGCGCCGCCCATCTCATCGGCCGACAGCCCTGATTGCTGCGCGGCATATTGCAGCTTCTGTAAACCTTCCACCGAGACCCCGGTCGTCTTGCTCAGCTTGACCAGCTCTGCGCCCGCGCCGACAGCATCGGTGACCAGCTTGCCGAGGCTGATGCCGCCGATAATGCCGCCGATCCGCAGGAACGGACCAATCAGGCCCGCCACTGAGCTGCGGAGGTTGCCGAACTGCTTGCCCACGTTGGTGAGCGATGCGCCGATCTTGCCGAAACCGGCCTCTTTGGCCAGGGCACCAGGGATCGCCATCATGCCGCGCATTCTGGCGGTGCTCTGTTGTATCGATTTGTTAATTTGCTTAATCGGCGCGGTGAACTTGTCGGTGAGGGCGACGATAACCTTGAAACCGGCATCGGAACGTTTGGCCATGAGCTAACGCCTGCGCTGCGCCCGCGCGATGGCACGATCTATTCGTTGCAATCGGTTCCACCACCAGAGCAGCTCGTCAACGGTCATGCCGTCGATTTCGCTTGGTTGGAAATGGAAACAATATGCGAGCCATCCGATGATGTCTTCAATTTCGTAGGGACCTTGGCCTTCATCTTCGTCAGCAAATCGGCCAACGCGTCGATGTCGGGTTGCAGCATTTCGTCGAACACGCCGATCGGCACGCCGGACAGGGCTGCCAGCATGGCGAAAGCCTTGTCCTCGGGGGTGACATACTCACCCATCTGCCGCAGGTCCTTGCCGCGTGGGGTGCGCATGGTGATCTGGGTATAGGTCGAGCCGTCAAACGTCACTGGATCGATCAGCGTATAGGTCTCTCGGCGCTCGGGCATGGGCTTAGCTCCGGTAACATTCAAGGCCCTCGAACCGCACCGTCATGGTGCCGGCCAGGGCGTCCAGCTCCAAGTCGCCAGCCTGCCAGGCATTGCGCAAGGTCCAGGTCTCACCGCTTTCGAGCTGTGCCACAACGGTGGAGTTGGTTATCTGCGATATCTGTTCCAGGTTATAGAACCGAGGGCGGTTGCTGCACTCGGCCTCGATATACGGCACGTGATTTTCGGCAGTGTAGCCGTGCACGCCATCCGGCCCGCCGACGCCGGTCCTCGTCCAGAGATTGGGCGAAATGGTCAGGGTCGCGCGCACGGAAAGCTGGCGGCCGTCCACTTTGATCGAGCCGATGCCGCCGATATGGTTGGGGTCAGCCATAGGTGGTTCCTCCCTTAAGCCGCCTCGACCGATACGCTACGCAGGCGGAATTGAGTAAGCGCGGCAAAGATCCGCAGCCCGTTGACGAGATCGGGTGGCAGCAGGGCATCGACGCGGTTCGGGTCCTGGGCGTTCCGTTCCACAACGAGATTGGTCTTGAACGCCTCCATATTTTCCATTTCACCCGCCTCGACCATTTCACCATATGCCGCAATCATCTCTGACCGAATGATGGCGGGCGTAACGATCGCCTGGCCAGCACCAAAGCGGGTGCCGTCATCGGCCAGCTTGTGACGCGGATATTTCAGCAGGATGCGGCTCCGCATGAATCGGTTGAAATAGGCCAGCGAATAGAGGGTTTCCACGTCCAGATAGGAATTGTCGGGAGCACCCCAGACGTTCTTTTGATACGTGGTGATCGAGCGTTCCAGCCGCATCACCCCGCCGCTGTCCACATAGCCGCACGCGATCCCATCGAAGTAAAGCACCTGGCGGTCGAGAATCTGGAACCGGTCATCAGGTCGAGGCGGCACGACCCCGAGAAGCGCCAAGGTTTGCACCGGCCGCGCCGCGCTCACCACTGCCGACCCTGCCACCTGGCCCGTCCAGGCGGCGGCAATCTCACACTCGGGCGTCGGGCTACCGAACCAACCGGCCAGGGTCACGTGCTGATCGTTGCGCGTGTTGCCAAAGGTCGAGAGTGCGCCCAGCGTATCATTACGATATGCAAAGGCGTGGCCGTAGAGCTGTTGTGACCAGCTCCACCTGCCGGTGACATCTTGCAGCAGGTTGGAAAGATCATCGAGCGAGGTCGCATCGCTCCATGGCGAGCAGATGAAATCGTATAGCTCGTCCCCGAGATTGGAGACCAGCGCGGCCACGTCGGGCACCCCAGCCATGCCGGTCATCGCAACGGCCGTCACGGTCAGGCCAGGCGGCACAATCTCACCGTAGGCCGGGCCACGGAACGCGACAGCCAGGTGCAGAGCGCCGTGGATGCCTGGCTGGGAAGACGCCACCAGCGCAGCAGCCGGGACGATGGGCGGCCCGACATCGAAATCCTGTTTGGTCGCTGCCACACCGATGGCAGGATCAGCATTGATCGCATCAACCATTGCCTCGGCCACTTCATCGGCGCTCATTCCGGCGGTGAGATAGACCCGCACCGGTCGGCCACCGACATACAGTGGCAAGGTCCCGCCTTCCTGCGTTGTGCCGGCGACGGTAAAGCTGCCAGCTCCCGCAGTGAAACCCGTCTCAGCGGCGGCCAGGACGAAGAGAGGCACCGACTGATTGTTGGCGAAGTAGGCAGCACACATGCGCGCCAGCGCACTGCCGACGCCGCACAACCCCTCGCTGTCGAACCTGCTGCGAACGCGGGTGAGCACGCCCACCTGCAGCGGCCCGCGCGTCGGGTTATGGGTGCCCAGGACGAGGGCGTAAGTAACCTGCGAATAAGATGCTGCCTGGCTCGGGTCGATTTCAAAATAAGCAATCGGGACGCGGAGGTTGCTTGGGATTTGGTTAAACGAGATTGCCATCGTCGTGGTTCCTTTCGCTCATCATTGGCGATAAAGCACGGCCCGCACGGCGCAATCCTTCGCTTCAAGAAGTTTGCGCAGCGCGGCGGTCCGCTCGGGATTGCGTGGCACAGTCTCGGCGATCCAGGCGGCAAGGTCGCTGAATGCACGGCTGGTAGGCTGAAGATGCGCCGGCAGATGTTCATAGGCGAAGAACTGAAGCATCGTCTCGGGATAGACTTGCTCGGTTGCCATCCTAGCAGCCCTTGTTCGGTATGACGCGCTCGACATCGCCAGTCCGCAGGCGGCGTTCAAAGTAAAGCCGCTCGGATGAGACATCGCGGCCCTCGGGCGGGATCGGCCTCCCGTCCACCGGGTGCCGAACGAGGTATCCTTCCCTCGGCTTGACGATGAGGGGTTCCCGCGTCGAGCGCGGAAGTGTGCGGATCGGATTGAACGTCATGGTGATTGCCCTTGCGGAATGTCTATGGTGAACTGCGTTTCAATCCTGCCCTCGGGTCCAGTGGCCCATGGTGGCGGTCCGATTGCCGGGTCGTATTCCAGGCTCGGCGGCAAGCCAGGATCGTAAGGATCGACCGCATCAACCCTGGCATTGACCCCGAGGAATGCAGGATGCTCGAACTGTTCCTGTTCGCCGTCGCACTCATCGATTTGCGTGCTGGTGGTGAACGTGAACAGCCAGACGGTCACGTCGCGCGAGTGCGCGAGCAGCTTGCAGCCGTCATAGGCGATCAGGGTGTAACCGAGTGAGGGTGACCAGTTGAACAGCGCGCGGAACAGTGCCCGCCGCACGTTCGGAACCGTCATCGCTGGTGCCTGGCCGCGTATTTCCTCATGAGCTGACAGCTTGACCGCTATACCCCAGGTCTCGGTGACCTTTTGAACATTCTCGTTGATCGCTTCCACGGTCTCTGCGGTCTCACTCAGAAACACGACATAGGCGCAAGGCAAGGCCATGTTCGCATATTCAACGATCTTGAATGCATCGGCAGCACCTGCCACCCGGTCGGCAAACACCGCGCCGGCCGCGTTCGAGCGCCTCAGCTTGGCAATCAGGTCGGCCATGTCGAGCCGCCCAGCGCCCACGACTACCAGCCGAACGGCGGTTCTTGTCCCGCCAGCTTCGCCACTGCATTCCAGAACATCTTGGCGGCGCCATCCCAGTCGATGCCTGGTGCAAGCTCGATATGTGGCGGATCGAATGTGATCGTCACGGCTGGCTGGCCGTTTTGCCCGGGAAACACGAAACTCGGCGTAGCCATGACGCCAAGGCTTATCGGTTGGCTGAACGCCTCGTATTTTGATATATTATCGCTTGCCATTTAGCCGGTCTCCACTTGCTGCGGGGCTTGGGTGGGCGAGCCGTCGATCGCGAAGATGCCGGGACCGATCGCTGCCTCCACCAGCCCGACGACCTCGTCTCGCTTATTGGCCAGGGCCACCGGCATCAGCGGGCGCGGTTCCATATGCCTGGTGCCCAGCTCCACCAGGTGCGCATGCCGTGACATGGTGCCTGCGACCATGGCATAGCCGCGCCGCGAGGCCCGCCCGTAGGCCGATTGAAAGAGGGTGCCGCTGGCGCGTCCTGGTGGCTGGCCTGGCAGCGACATCGTCTTGCGGCTGGCCAGCCTCTTCGCTTCCTTTTTGACCACGGCGGCGGCCTTGCGCATGGCGCTACGCACCTGCTTACGGTCGAACTGCATATAGCGGGTGTAATCGATCTGGACGTTGATCGGTCCGGCCACGGTTGCTCTATCCGCCGCGAATGAACCAACCGAAGTCGTGCAGGCCGAGCAGCACCAGCAGCAGGAAAATAAAGATCATCCCGAACCGGTTCCAGTAAGCGTTATACGGCGGCGGGCCGAAACTGCCGCCGAGCCACCCGATTAACCAAAGGAACATCAACAGCCAGAAAATAAAGCTGATCGGCATTGTTCATTCCTCCGGGTCATAGAGGGGTGCGACCATTACTGGCGGTAGTGCGACCATCGAAGCGTCGCCGTATAGCTCCGCATCAACCTTGACGTAGCGCCGCGCATCATCCCGCTGCACGCGCTTGGCGCGATACCGCTGGCCATTGACCACGAAGTGATGCTCGGTTGTCAGGTCCTCACGATAGCGGAATGTCAGCACGTGGGTTGGACGCTCAGTGACCGCGAAACCCACGCCCCACGCGACCTCGCCAGTGGTCGGCTCGATGGAGCACCAGGCAGTGCCGGTCACGGTATAGAGCGGCTTGGATTGCTCATCGTCCGTTACTGGAATGTCGCGCCAGAGCTGGATTTCGGCCAGGTTGCGGTAACGCCCGATCGGGGGCGCCTTGGGCAATGGCATCAGGCAAACCCGAGTTGCCGATAGGCAACGAGCAGCGCATCCCACCCCGTCTGCACCATTGGCGTGAGGGTGAATTGCGTGCTCGATTCACGGTTTTCATACCAGGTCGCGATTGCCAGCAGCAGGGCTTGCTTAATGTCCGGATCGATGTCGGCCGGATCTTCGCGCCCACATCGGAAGGTGATCCCGACCGCCAGCGGCCCCGGCGTGAGGTTGGCGACATCCCAGTCGGCCGCGCCGCCGTCCCAGGATGAGCCGCCCTGATTGCTGTCCCAGGTGGACGACATGTTGGTGGGCCAGTGGCCACCAACCGGATACATTACGGCGGGAAACCGATCATCAGGCTCGACAATGAACTGGTTAACTGGCACCGGCCCGCCGCTCAGTGTGACCGACACCAGCTCTGCGAATGGCGGATAGGGCAGTTCAAGCCCGGTATACCCTGGCGGCCAGGCGTGCAGCGTCAGCAGCCAGTCTTGAGTCATGATCGCATACGTGCAGTGCCGCTGCAGTAGCCCGACCGCAGCGGTGAGCATGCCGGTTAGCAATGCCTGTTCGGGTCCAGTCTCGGCCCCTGGGTCGAGGCGCAGGTGGGCCACGATCTCGGACAGTTCGAGCGGCAACCTGGTCGGGCCCATGGTGCGCCGCAGACGCGGGTGGAGATCGGGGCGGTTCCACGACCAGCGCCGACCCCAGGGTGACCAGCTCACGGGCCAGCCTCCAATGCCGCCACGCGCAGCTCTAGTGCCGCGATCGTCGCATTGACGTTGGCAATCGCGGTGTCGACATATCCGCGGTTTGCAGCATGGGCGGCGAGCACAGGCGGAACGTCCAGGGTCAAAATGCCGTTGATGGTCCCGCCGCTGAGCTGCAAATAGCGGGCATCGGCGGCAGCTTGGGTCAGCAGTGGTGCAACCGCATCATCGACATATTGCCGGTTGACTGCATCGGTGGCGGCGGCCGGGCCGAGCAAACTGGTAATCCGATTGTTGACCATGCTCAGCGGCACGCTCGACATCGCCGTGGTCGGTGTCCACTGCCACATAACGACGCCGTTGATGTCGACCACAACGGCACCAGCCGCGCCGAATAGTCCTGTCGTCGGCGCGCCAATCTGCAACGCGGGTGCATTCAGTGCACCGTTCGGCAGCAGCAGCGGTCCGGTCAGCGTGCCACCAGCCTGTTGCAGGTATTTCGCGTCGGCATCGGCCTCAGTGATCCCGCCGCCCCCGCCGCCACCGCTGGCAATGCCACCAGACGGCTCGACCCCTGGCAGGAACAGCGACCAGTCGGCGTTCTGGCTGCTCGGCACTCCTTCGGTCCTGGCCAGCGCCATCCAGAGCGAATACCCGAGCCGCACCACGTCGCCGCTGACGTAGCTGTCGCCTGGCTGATAGGATCCGCGATAGCGAAACACTGTGACGTCGAGGGGTTCGGATACCTCGTCATCGTCGAAGATGAGGCCAAGCAGGCCAGGCCCCGGGCTATACGGTGCCCTGATGCCCCTGCCTGGTCGCCCCTGTAGGCCAACACCCCCAGGCGTGCCGGCCGGCCCAGGCAGGCCCTGGGCGCCTGTAGCGCCTCGCTCGCCGGCTGGCCCTGGCTTGCCACGATCGCCCTCGTGTCCGTCAGCTCCACGCGCCGCCACGATTTGCCAGCCAGGTCCACCGAGAGGCCCCGGCTGCTGGTGGAGTGCCCGCCAGGTGGCGCCGTTGTGCGCGACCTCATCGCCGGCCCCGTAGTCACCGTCGAGGGTGTAGAGACCGCGATGGAGAGGCAGCGGCAGACGCACCGGAAGGTCGACCACGTTGCCTGATGCCAGCGTAACGACGAAGCCGAATTGACGCGGGTCGGCCCCCTCTTGGTAGGCATGCACCGCGCGGATGCCATCGGCCAGCAGCAACCATTCGCCGATCCTGCCAGGTGGTCGAGCTGCTGTCGGCTGGCGTGCCTGCCACAAGCCGCCATTGAAGTGGACCACGGCGGCCTGCTCGTAGATGTCACCCTCGCGCCAGACGCGGGCGGCCTGGGTGAGATCGATCGGCGCGGTGCGGGCAGGTTCCGCGATGCCGATCAGTCGTCCAGCTTGTGGCGCATTGAACCGATCAGCCAGAGCTGCGGCCACGGCTTCGGCGATTTCGGGGATGTCCATCAGGCAGGGCCTAAATCTTGAACCGATACGAGGGTGCGCATATTCGGTGCGATCGTTCCGCCAGCGCCGACCTGGATCAGCGGGCCGCCAGTGCTGGTCGCGCTGATAGACAACAGGACGCGGACCGTGCCGCTGCTCGCATCAACCGCTGCGGTGAGTTTTACCGGAGTGCGGAATATACCGGTTGAATTGCTGGTCATTTTATACGCGACGAGCGTGCTCACGAGCGCGATCAAATTTGACGCATAGGTCAATTCCCAAATCGTGCCAACCGGATCGGTCGAGGCGAAGATCGGATCGATTGATACACCAATGTTGCGGATTCCTGACCCGCCAGCCGGCATCGGGAAATTGACATCGAGGAAGGTTAGAGCGGCGGCACTGATCGTGATTTCAACCGGCTGGTAAACGAGCGTGCGCAGGGCTGTCGGTGCGGTGGCAGCGGCAATAGCATCGTCGACATATTGCCGGTTGGCTGCATCGCTAGCAGCGGCCGGCGCGGGCAGGTTTAGAATCCGATTGTTGACCATGCTCAGCGGCACGGTCGACATCGCGAGCGTCGTGGTCCATTGCCAGGTGATAGCGCCAGCAAGGTCGACGATCAGGGCATTGGCTGCCGAGAATAATCCGGTGGCATTGCTGCCGAACTGCAACGAGGGCGCGGCCAATGAGCCTTGCGGCAGTAGCAGCGGCCCGGTCATGATGTCGCCGGCCTTCTGCACGCCGAGTGCTCGCGTCAATACCTCGCTGAGGTTCGATCCGTCATTGTTTTCGATCCAGACCGTCTCGCCCCCGCCACCGCGCCGCAGAACGACTCCATTATTCCAATGGATGCCCCCGCCGCGCCCGCCAAGGTTCATTCCGATGTCGCCATCCGGACCGGACAAGGCATAAAGGTCGATGTCGCCGCGCACTAAACCGCCAGTTGCCAATTGCAGATAGCGGGTATCGGCATCGCCCTGCGAAATCCCGCCCTCGCCCTCGACCAGGATGCGGCGGCGTGATCCTGTCACGCCACTGTTATCCTCGATCATTACGCCAGGGTTACCAGCGGTTTGGCGAAACACCAGAGTATTCGCGTTGACGTAAGCAACCGCCAATCCGGCTTGCCAGACGATACCTTGATCGGTGGCTGCGAAGTTTAGCGCGCCGTCCATTGTGCCGCCCGCGAGCCGCAGATACCGCGCATCGAGAGTTGGCAGATCGGGACCGCCGACTTGCGCATCGACGTATGCCTTGTTTGCGACATCAAAAGGAACAGTCGGCTGGGTAAAGACGTTTACGTGCGGCGCGCCATCGAGGCCCGGATAAATGCCCATGGCATCCATCATGGTGAGGCCCACCAATACAGAGAATGTTAGCTCGCCGCCTTCGCCCAGCCGCGCGAAGCTGCGCATACCACTGAACACCGTGTTGCCATCGCCAGCGGCAAATTGCAGCACGTTAACCTGGTTATCACCACGAAGCTGCAACGGCCCGGCCATGAAGTCGCCGCCAGCTTTGTTGACATACCGCGCGTCGAGCGTGGGAAGGTCGGGCGTGCCGCCGCCACTCTGCCCGCCGCCACTGATCCCGGTCTCGGCGGATGGGAGATACAACGACCACTTGGTCGAGGTTGCAGTCGGCACGTCGCCCGTGGGCTCGACGCATATCCACAGCGCGAAGCCGAGCCGCACGATGTCGCCGCGCTGGTAGTCTGCACCAGGCTGGTAAATCCCGACGAAGCGCATGCTGGACACGTCGACCGGATTGGTGATCGAGCCATCCTGCAAGACGACGCGCACGAAGCCTGGCTGGCCTGGCACTGCCTCGACGCCCGCGATGCCGAAACCATCCTGACCTGGTGCACCAGGCTCGCCCTTGGCGCCTGTGAAGCCGCGCGGTCCAATCTCACCCGGTGCACCTGGCGGACCGACCTCGCCTACCGGCCCACGCTCGCCAGCGATGCCCTGCCGCCCCCTGGCCGCTACTACCACCCACCCAGCGTCGTCGGGCGACCCAGGCGCCTCTATAAGCGCGCGGAAGGTGGCCCCGGCATACTCGACCTCGTCACCCTCGAAGTAGTGGGCACCAGGCCGATACTGGCCTCGGTGCACTGGCAGCGCGAGACGGAACGGCAGGTCGATCGTCTTGCCACCAGTCAGCCCGACCATGAGGCCGAACACGCGCGGGTCTTCGCGATCCTGGTAGCTCCGCACCAGGCGAATGCCGTTGGTGAGCAACAGCCATTCACCAGTCTCGGCTGACGGCCGCGAGGCGGTGCGGATGCGTGCCTGCCAGACGCCGCCCTGATGGTGGACGACGGTGCCCTGCTCGTGGATTTCACCAGGTGCCCAATCACGGGCGAGTTGGGTGAAGGACACGCGCGGTCCCGCCTGGTCGATCAGCCTGGCGGCCACCTCGTCGGCGAACCTGGTCAGGTCGAGGTCGTCAGGCACTACTGCGGCCCCATATCCGACAAATAGATTTGCGTGCGGTGATCATCGAAGCCGCTCCCGACGCCCATCATCGTGATAGCCGGACCAGACAACATTCGAACTTGAATCGATATAGTCGGGTTGTTGCCCGTCACCGCCGCCATGAACGCGATTTGGCCGCCGCTGATGTCCTGCGCCACGGTGGTCGTCTTTTGATGGAGGCTCTGCCGGATGCGGGCAGTGCTGCCGTTCACGCCCCATTGGAATAACCAACTACTATTAAGCGCTGCGGTCGATGTAAGACCTGGAACAACGATGATCGAGACAAACGAATTACCTCCGCGAGGAATGTTGAACGTGCCCGTCCAGAGCGTAAGGAAATTCGCAGTCAGCACGAGCTGGTTTGGTTCTATAAGTCGGCTTAATCCGCGCCCGTATCGCGCATCGCCGTTGATCGTATCGATGATCGCGCGGCGGTTCGTTCCGTTGTTGTCCTCGATCTGCGGCTGGGTGTTGGCAGTGTGGCAACGGATCATCATACCGGTGCCGAATGCCTTGTAGAAGCGGCCACCCGAGTTTGTTGTAAGGCCATAACCATCACCAGCAGCAACGAAGTCGCGGTTTACGTTTTCGACTATTCCATACAGTTCGATATACCGCTCGATGTTGCCCGCCTCGGTCGCGATGCCGACAATGTTTAGACCACGATTGAACAGCCTCGCGCCGACCTTGCCATCGTTGACGTCAGTCGGGGTGCCATGGCCGAAGCGAACGAAGCCGCCATTGGTCATGGTGAGGTTGCTGGTCGCGAGCGTAGTGCCCGCTATTTCGAGGCCCGTAAGCAGGGCGCGTTGTGTGCCGCCGAGCGTGACGCCGCCAGCCAGTGCCTCGGGCGGTTTCGGGATTATGACTTGATTTGTGGTCTGCACGTCGCGCGTCATACCCGTGCAGTGCAGCTTAAAGCGTGGCGAAGCGCCGGCGGTGCGTATGCGCGCCTCTAGTCGTTTTGGGTTCGCATTGGCCGTATCACTTAACCGAAACTGATCGAACAGAAGACCGCTAGGATTGCGCGACATCGATACGATCGACATCGTCGCAGCACCGAACGTCGTGGTGACCTCCAATACGAACGAGCAATCAATGTTGGTGCCGTAAATATCGGCTTGGAAGCGGAAGCTGCCGTATGCCGGCAAGGTTATTAGAAGCATCCAGTTATTCGCTGCGTAATTCGTCGCCGATGGCACGCCTTCCCAGTAGTCGCCCTGGTTATAGCCGTATAGGTCGACTGTAGAATAATCCGGCACGGCTGGCGCTACCGGGATCGCGAGACGGGCACGAAATAGCATGTTGTCAAAGCGGACGATTTCACCGGCCGTGATGTTCAGGCCAGCCATCCAATCGCGCACGCGGCCCTGATTGGCATCGACATAGCGCCGGGTCGCCGCATGCAGTTCCGAGACAGGATCATCGAACAGGGTCAAATACCCCTGCATATCATCGCCAGTCTTGACGATATAGCGCGCGTCACCCTCCGGCCGGGTCAATCCTCCTCCGGAACCTGTCAGGTGCTGCCACTCGCCCAAGGTCGACGACCAGAGAATCCAGTCGTGGTTAAAAATCGTCTGCCCGCCGATGCCAGGCACGCCGGCCGGCGCATTTTCAGGCACCTGCGGGTCGTCCGTCTCTGCAATGAAGTAATCGCCTGGCTGCGCCGCCCAGGTGATCAGGTCCGGGTTATTCGCCGCCACGCGCCACAAGCCTTGATAGCGGATGAGTGAAGTTGCAAGCGTATCGATGTAACCCTTGCGCGCAAGATCATTGTCATCGATCGGATCGCCGGCGAGCGTGCGCACCTGGTTTACGACGGTGATCATGCCCGAGCCCAGCCCGATGCGCAGCGGAACGTCCGCGATCGAACCGTCTGCGGCATGACGGACGATGCCAAGGTCCTCGGCCTGGCCTATCATCGGCGTAACGCCGAAACTCCACTTCCCCGCCCCCTCGCGGGCGAACTGCAATACCTCACCGTCGATCCCGTCGAGCTGCAAGGCAGCGATCGAGCCGGCGACGGTGCCAAGTGAGACTGACGATGACGGCCCGGTATCTTGAAAGCGCACCACCAGGTTGCCGGTCATGGTATCGCCGAGCTTGCTCACGAACAGATCCGGCCCGCGATCGAATAGCCCGTCGACATATTGCTTGGTCGACGCATGCAGGTTTGCGACCGGATCGGCGTGCAGCGTTAGAAAGCCGGTCATCTCGCCACGATCACCGCCGCGACGCATGATCCCGGTGAGTTCGTTCAAGACCTCCGCGCCGTTCCCGAGTTCATCGAGAACGAATAAATGGTCCTGACGATCTGCTTGCAGGCAAAGCCCTGTCACTGCGCCTCTTGCAGCAACGAAGACGCCGAAGCGCTCAGTTTCCCATATGATGCCGGGCGCGCGATTGATCGGCAGAACTGGCGAACCCACGTCGAAGTTTAGGTCGCCGGTCATCATGTCGCCGGCTCTGACCACGAATAGACCGTCAGCCTGGTCGACGTATGCCTTGCGCACCAGGTCATCAGCGCCGATCGGATCGCCGCTCACGGTCATTGGCTGGCGCAGCTCCACGTGGCCATCGGCCCACGAGACGCTAAAATCGACCGTCGGCGGAAGCCCGTTCCGCAAAATGGTGAAGTCTTGCCGCGCGTCGTAATGCAGCGCGCCGACTTCCCAGCGTGGCCCGGCCGGGTCAGCCCATTGAATGAGCGTGCCCTCACCACCCTCTAGGCGGAATGTCGCCCGGCCGAGGGTTTCGTTACCAGGTGGCCCTTGAACATTCCTGATTAGAATGCGGTTGTTGGTGACGGTCAGCGGCCCGGTCATCACGTCGCCGGTCTTGGCGACATAGGCACCAGGCAGCAGATCGTTAAAATCATCGACGTAACGTTTGGTCACGGCGTCTTGCGGCTGGGTCGGGTCAGCACTCAGTTCCAGGTGCGGCGCCTCACCTGGCACGTCAGGAGGGCGCGAGCGCATCAGGGTCTCGGCACCCTGTAGCACGCCGGGATTTTCCACCCGGAAAAGGATACTCGGGCCGCCGACGACATCCGACCGCGTCGCATAAATCCTGGCCAGGCCGCCAGCATCGTCTGCCCAGATGAGCGGCGGTGCAGCTCCGCTCTGATCGCCGTCCTTGTGCAGGAAGACGGAATGATTGATCTGCAACGCGCCGTCGCTCGCCTGGAACCGGATCGGCACATCGACCGGTTGGCCGTTCTCGAAACGAACAAAGCTCAGATCGTAATTGCCTGCTTGCAGGCCCGTCGTGCCGATAGTCCAACGCCGCTGCCCGTCCGCCTCGAAGCGCACGAGTGCTGCCTCGGTCCCGCGCAATATAATGGCTGCATCGCCGAAGCCCGAGGTCAGGACAACCTCGGCGCCTGGCGCCCCCGGCGCTGTGACGCTTAGATTGCCGGTCATCGTATCGCCAGCCTTGAACACATAGAGGTCGTCAGCTTCAAGGCGCGTCAGCCCGCCGCCGCTCAGGTGCTGCCATAGGTCAAGCTCGTGCGACCAGATGACGAAGTCGAGATTATGGATCGTTGCGCCGCGCAAGCCAGGAACATCCGCCGTAACGATTTCCGGGATCGCCGGGTCGGCAGTCTGCGCGGTGTAATAATCACCAGGGTTCGCCAGAAGCGCGGCGTCGATCAGATCCGGATCATTTAGCGCAGGCTGCCACAATCCTTTGTATGTCGTCTTCGCGCCGACGACCGCATCGACATAGGCTTTCGTGGTGGCATGCGTCGGGTGCGTCGGCGGCCCCGACAAGCCGAGCGCGCCGGCCATGACATCACCGGCCCGCATGACATAGGTGTCCGAGCCGGGAATACCGCCGCCTGATGACGGCTCCACCCCAGGCAGGAACATCGCCCAGGCCGGCGTCGTGGCACTGGGCACCACGTTGGTGCGTTCCCGCGCGATCCACAGGTTGAAACCGAACCGCACCACGTCGCCCGAGGCATAGCTCTGACCTGGTGAATAGGTGCCGGCGTAGCGGAATACTGTCAGGTCGAGGGGCGGTGAGACCGTGTCGTCGTCGTATTGCAGGGTGAGCAGGCCAGGCCGTTCCTGCCAGACGCTGGCGATGGATCGGCCGCGAGGCCCGACCTCGCCGGGACGCCCCTGCAAGCCTTCCTGGCCGGGTGCGCCGGCTTCGCCTTGCTCACCCTGCGGCCCTCGCTCGCCCTGCCTCCCACGCCCCCCACGTTGGGCCACAAGTGCCCATTCATCGGACGGCGGTGAGCTGGTCGCCTTATCCACCAGGCAGCGCCACGACGAGCCGTCAAGCGCGACCTCGTCGCCCAGCTCATAGACCACGTCGCCCCGATACTGGCGGCGGTGCAGTGGGATCGGGAAGCGCAGAGGCAGCTCCCGCCGCAGTCCGTCGCTCTGATCAATCCCAAGCATGAACGAGCGCGCGTCGAGCTGGGCAACGTCGATCTCGTGCAGACCGTCTGCAATGATGCGCCACGTCGCTGCAGCGGGTCCTGGTGCCTCGGTCGTGCGGTCGATTGCCTGCCAGGTGCCCCCGAGATGCCGGGCAATCTCTCCGGGGTCATAGACGCGGCCGGGGACGTAGGCATGGGCGATCGTCAGGTGACCGTCGCGGCCATCCCGTGGACGTGGCGCGGTGGCGAACAGGGCCATCAACCGATCGGGCATGGCCCTGGTTTCTTGCGCCACCAGATTGTGCAGCGCGCGCACCGCGTCGGCGCTCTGCCGGATGGAATCTTCCGCGCGCCGCCTGGTCTCTTCGAGCAGCTCATCGGCCTGGCTCGTGCGCTCTGCCAGGCGATCGGCCAGAGCTAGCTCGAATGCGTCAAGCCTGGCCTGGACATCTTCGCGCAGCCGCACCAGCACGGGCGCGACCGCCCGCACGACTGCCTCGGTAGCAGGGTCAAGCCGCCCGAGATCGCCGTCCATGGATCACCGTTCTTTGCGTGCGCCGCTCAGGGCTGGGAAGCAGCCGCCGCGGTGGAGCATCGCGGAATACCTCACCCATCAGGGCATCGCGGAGCACGTCGGGCGACAGTGCTGGTGCCGGCAGTGCAAGCTGTGCTGGTGGTGCTTCCAGCGCGGCGGTCGGCGTCGCTGGTGGGTTCGGTCCGCCGGTCGGCGGCTGGCTGGTCAGGTCGGCACGCTTGGCCAGCACTTCGACCGGAACCATCTGCTGCTGCATAAAAATCTGGTCGCCGCCTGGCAGGGGATTGAGACCCTCGACCGAGCGCGCTTCATTCGGCGTCCGCAGTCCGCCCTGGACCGATCGCGCCAATGCTTCCACCCGCGCTTGCATCTCGGTGCGGAACAAATAATCCGTATCGAATTCGAGCCACTCACGGCGGCCGTCCATATCGAAGAACTGGGTAAACTTGTCCTCGATCGCGCTCATGTGCGCAACGAGACAGCCGGAATAATAGATCCGGGTGAGCTGCTCGGACGAGTTGTATGATACCTTGGTCAGATCGCCGAGCATGAAAATCGGGAGGCGATACACCCGCGCAACGTCCTCGACGGTGTAGCGAAGCTGCTCGATAAGCTGGGCATCGACGGCGGTCAGGGCCAGCGATTTCCATTCCAGGCCCTGTTCCAGCACTGCCACTTCACCGGCATTGCCTGGCCCCTTATAAACCGCGCTCCAACGGTCCTTGATTGCCTGCGCCCGCTCAGGGTCCAGCTTGCTTGCGGTTTGCAGCACGCCAGACGGCCGCGCCATGTGGTTAAAGAAGCGTTCCGATTGCGTCAGGATAGCCATACCGGCCGAGGTTGACAGCGCCGCCGCCATCAGCGGGGTGATGCCGATCAGGGGGTCGGCCAGGGTCAGCATGCGGTGGTGCAAGCACTCCCGCGTTGTGAGCATGCGTTGCACGTCAATGTCGGCCAGCTTATTCGGGGCGACCGAATAGAACACTTCATTGCCGGAACGGTAGGGCCACACGCCATCGGGGAATAGGACGTGTAACTCGTCAATCTCATAGCGCCGGTTGCGCATCGCATAGAGATAGCCGTTGCCGCGATATAACTGCGATGCAACGAACTGCTTCATCATATCGAAACGGGTTTGATACCCGTTCGGCTTGTCCAGCACGCGCAGCGGGGCAGATACCTCGACCTCGACCTTGTCGCCATCGACCATGCGATAATGCCGGATCGGCAAGCGGGCGATGTCACTGCTGATCGTATCGATCGAGGTATAGACCGCCGGGAAGGTGAGCAGGGGCGGCATGGTGTTCGGCGACGGGTAGCCGCTTTGAAACCACGTATGACCCCATTGGTTCGGTGGCGTGGTCGGCCACCAGGCGGTGCGCGTTACCCATTGACCGAGGCGGGAGAGCGCGCTGCGCCAGATGCTAGTGCGCCCTACTGCCATTTATCGACGGCCCCTCGGACGATGCGTCAGATGGGCATTCGGCGCGTCTTGCGTGGTCATCGGCGGAACAGGCGATGACTCCGGTGCATCGGCAGGCAGCTCCGGTGCAACGGGCGGCTCGGGATTGTCACCTGCCACGACCACGTGGCCGAACCATTGCGCGATCCTGATTTCCTCGCGCTCGGCATCGGTCTCGGGTGTGACGATGTCGCCTGGTGCGGCCACGCCGCCGCCATACTTGAACGCAGTTTTGACCAGAAAAGAAAGGGGGGCGGTTTCCCGCCCCTCAGTTGTTTCGCTCATGGCTCAGGGTCCTGTTGGTGGAGCACCGTCATTCGCCAGCGCCCAGACAATGGCGACATCGTGACGCCGTGCCCAGGAATGCGACATCCGCAGCCGCATGAACACCATGTCATTCTGGAACGCCGAATAGATGCCGGAATTCGGCGCGGGCGGGCTTGGTGCACCCGGTGGCGTAGCCGGCGCGTCGTCAAGTTGCACGCTGGCTTCTTGCGATGCATCAATCACTGGTGCCATATCGTCGGCCCAGATTATTTGCGAGGCATCGACCAGCGCGTAGGCAGTCATCGTCCCGGTGCCAGGTGGGAACGGGATCGGGATCGCGGTCGTATCTATGATCGGATAACCGAGCAGGGTGCCTGCATCAATCTCCGCTTTGAAGGCGAAGATTTCCTGCACGGTGCGCAACAGCCGCAGGTATTCTTTCGTCCGCGCGTTCATTATCCACACGGGCGCATTCATCGGCACGTTGTTACGGCGCAGCTCCCACAACATCGCCCGCAATGCCAGGGTGACCGCCGTCACGTCAGCTCCACCTGGCCCGATGGGTGCTGGTATCGCGCCCTCCGGTAGTGGCAGCAGTCCTTGCAGGATGCCCGCAGGGTTGGCAGCAGCGGCGATGGTGGAGAAGAAAACGCTATCGACCGTCCGCGCGGTCCCTTCGAGCATGTCATCACGGATCAGCATCTCGGTCGGTGGATCCGATCGCCGCAACAGTTCCTGGGTTTGTGGAACGATCACGGCGAGCTTGCTCGGGACCAACGTCATCCGGTCAAAGATCAGGCGATTGACGCGGATCGACGAGCCTTCCCCAACATATCCACCGGCCACGCCGCCGGTCTGTTTGGGAATAAGCAACGACCCAGCGTTGTTAAAGCTGAGCCGCCGCATTGATGGCATCCGCCCAACGATGAGCATCGGGCGCAGCATCTCGATAAACTCGCTGGCCAGATATTCAAAGCGGGTTATGAGGCCGCCGCCAAGGTTGGGAGGGTCGTTGGTTCCCATCGGCGGCACTGGCGTGCGAAACTGCATTGCGACACTGCGTTGGATGATCTCGGTTAGCTCGTCATCCCCCCATCGCATGCGGGAATACTCAGCAGCGTTCCAGACGCCGGCCACCGAAATCGCGATGGCCATCCTGGTAAAGTCGGCCCCCTTGAACCGATCGCGCCGCTCCATCTGCACGACCGGGTTGCTGCGCTGCGTCGCGAGCACCATTGCCGTGCCGGGCCGATTGCCTGGCACATTGCCAGCAGTCGGAACAGCGGCGCGCGCGAGAGCGGTCTCCGCATCAGTCAAGTGACGCAATTGGACGTCGATGCCGTCCAGCCGTGAACGTGCCTCGCCGATCGTCGCGGTCTCAGTGTCATTCAGGTCGCGGTTGTCGTCGAGGGCAGGCTGTAGCGCAGTCTCGTAAGCGCGGACCATCTGCCCACGCTCGGTTTGCAACGCGGCGATGCGTTGCGACAAGGTCGTCATGGTGTTGTGCCTTTACGGCCGACCCGAAACACCGGGCAGTGAAAGCGACTTGAACCGCGCTAGGTCAGCAAGCGCCCGGTCACGCACCGCAAACGTGCCCACAGGCTTCGGGGCAAGGTGCTGATCGGGATTAGCGCGGAACACTCCATCAGCGAATAGCCGCCGAAGGAATCTCGGTGAGCTGTCGATTGACTTGGCCAGGCCAAGCGCGTCCGGGTTGGCCGGCACGGTGCAGAGTGACAGCTCAATCAGTTGATTACGAAGGAAGCGGTAACCGTCCCAGCGGCCCCGGTCGTCAAGCCGGTCCTCCATCTCGATCGGCACGAAGCCCACCGAGACGGCGCGGATCAGCCGCAGGTTGACGGCGCGGGCCAGCTTGTCGACGAACTCATCATGCCCCTCGGGTGCGAACTCCACCCGCGCAACGGTCTCGCTGCGGTCGCGGTCAGGTTCGAACTCCCGCACCCAGCCGATCGGCATTCCCCAGGAATTGTGCGACCACAGAAACACCGGGTTGCGCCAGAAGTCCGCCAGGTCCCATTCCTGTTCGATGATGTCGCCGTAACGATCGATCCGGTTGGTCGAGGCGACGAAGCTGGCCATGCGGTTAGCATCGAGCGGCCCGATTTCAGCTTGCTTGACCTGGTGGCCAGGGCCGAGCGCGCCGACACGATCGGATAGCGTGCTCATGGTGACAGCAACACGTCGGACGTGTCCTCGACCTCGACCACCAGATCGCCCTCGTCGTCCTCCGTAACTGCAACGATCGTCTCGCCTTCCTCGGCGGTGATGGTCACTTGGTCCTCGTCACCCTCGACCAGCAACCTGGCATCGAGCGCGCTTTCGATCGTGGCGTCGTAGGGTTCCATATCCGGAGTCACGTCCTCATTGTCGACGAAATCCTCGTCTTCCTCTTCCGTGGTGATCGACGGGCTTTCCGGCTCGAACTCGGGAGTCACGTCCTCCCGCGTCACAGGGCTTGCCTGGGCTTGTGCAAGGATCCGGTCGGCCAGCCATAGCGCGGCACTGCCACGCCCCTGGTGCATCGTCCCAGGCGATCCAGGGGTGGCAGCTCCACCAGCCTGCATAACCGGGGGGTCGGAATGCACATCCGGTGCCCCGGCGCGCGTATTGTAGACCTGGCCACTGCGATGGCCGGGGGTCATTGACGGCGATGCCATGGGGGTTTCCTTTCCTGGCTGGTGGTCATGCGGCGGCTAACGCTCGTCGGGCGTGCAGGTAGCCGACACGATGCCGGGGCAACCAGCTCGGCCAACAGACCTCGCAAACTGCCTTGCTGCTTGCTCGTTCAATCACCGCAGCGCAGCCGCAGCACATCGACCCGCGCAACATCAGATCACAGCCGCCACCGGGATCAGGGCGTTCGCGTTGCCAGCTCCCCGCTAATGTCCAACCGCACAACCAGTTGGGTTCGATGACGGCGCGGAAACCAGCATCACGAAGCTGTCCAATGATTCGTTCTGCCTCAGCTTTCCAGTCCCGGCCGGCGACCTTGTGAAAGTCGATGATGACGGCCCGCAGGTTCGGCTGGACGATGGGCAAGTCATACTCGCCGCCCTCGATGTCAATCTTGACAATCGTGGCGCCGGCGACTGCCTGTTCGTAGCTCATTGCAGCAACGCGGGTGCCAGTTTTGGCCGATGACGGTTGGGTGCTGTTCGTTACGCCGATGCCATGCGACACGAAAAAATTGACCTCGCCGACATGAGCTGCGGGCACGACCGCAGCGCGGCGCAATTCCAGGTTCGGCAGTTTGGTCAGCGACAGCACCTGGTGCGAGAACGGCGTCGGCTCATAGGCCACGACGCGCTGCACCGGAAAGCGCGCGCAGCGGATGGCATAGGTCCCAACATAGGCACCGATATCCGCCACGACATCGGAATGCCGGAGACTGATTGAGTTGCATTCGCGCATCGTGGTGATGAACGGTTTGCGAACGCCGTCCGAGATCACGTTGTGTCCACCAGGAACATTGCCGCCTTGCATATGCCGAAAGGATAGCTCCACCAGTCCACCACGTGCTGCCGCCTTGGGTTGCCGGCGAGCAGCTTTTGACGGGTGATGAGGCACGACCTTCATACCGAAGTTGTCGACCCCGGACGACACCACCAGGTCGTCGCGGCGCACGAGCTGGTTGGTCTTGAACTGTGAATAGTCGACATAGTGATGGTGCCGACCATACCGCCATGCCAGTCGGGCGACATCAGGATGCAGCGCGACCAGCATCCGCGACTTCGCCGCCGTGCCATGGGCATACAGTTCGGTCGTATTACCGCCAGGCACGAGCTGGGTTGCAATTTTCTTTTGCAGGAAGGCGTTAAACAGCACAGTGCACAGGCCAGCTTTCAGCATCCGCAGGGATAGGTCAGCGTCTTCGTTATAGCGGCCGCGCCACCGAAACGGCAGGTCGGTCCGAATGAGGTTGCAGGAAAAGATCCGGGTATTGAGCACGAACGGCCCGTTTCTATACCGACGAGGCACGAAGGACTCATAGTGTGGTCCCGCCATCGCGACGTTGGTGTAGCGTTGTGCAAAATCCTCCATACAGCGGAATATCGTTCCGTCCCCGACAGGTATCTTGGCATTCTCGTGCAGTCGATAGAATTCCCGAATATTATCGTCGATCACCCAATGCCACGCCGCACCGGCTGCAACGGCTTGTGCCCAGGCGAAGTTGCGGGCAGGTCCCGACCCTTTTGATTTGGTGTCGCCATGATCGTCGCACGGGTCGTAGTCACGCTGAAACTGCTTGTCGAGCACCAGGATACGCGAACGATCGATCACTGCCGCATACTTCGTATATTCCTGTTCCTCAACAATGACGTGATAGGGCACGCCGATGCGCTCGAAGACGCGCATGGTGATCCTGGTCTCGTATCGACCCTTGGACGGGATGTAAATCGGGAATTCAGGGTTCATCGACGTAACGCTTATCCGCGAAACGTTCTCGCTCGGCCTCGGGATACCAGATATATTTTGCCTTCTCGCTGATCACCTGCTCGATGAGCTGGGCGAAGGCATCAACCGCCGCCTGGTCCTTGAAGTGCACTGCGATCGAGCGGAATGGTCGGTCGTCCGGCTGGTCGTATGCTGGCATGCCGTCCCACTCACCGTCCGGGTCGGATACGCCGAGCTTAAACAGCGGTTCCAGTTCGAAGTCGGCGAACCCGGTCAGCGACAGGTCGACGCCCATGTCGCGCAGGTCCATCATTTCAAGTTTAAGCGTCCCGGCATCCCAGTCGGCGTTCAGCGCCAGCTTGTTATCTGCCAGCGTGTAAAGCCGCCGCTGCGTGTCCGACCAGCCGCGCGCAACCATTACAGGAACGGTCTCGATTGCCAGTTGATGCGCCGCCAGCACGCGACCATGCCCGGCGATGATCGTTCCCGCCTCGTCCACCAGCACCGGCATCGTCCAGCCCCATTGCCGGATCGAGGCAGCGATCTGCGCGACCTGGGCGTCCGAGTGCGTCCGCGCATTGTTGGCATAGGGAATTAACTTTGCGATCGGCCAACGCTCGACCGCATCGGCTGGCCAGAGCGGCCCGCCAGTCGGTGCTTTTTCCGAACGACCGCCGCTTTTGGGCTTGATATTAGGGGTCATGGTGACTATATTTTGGGTGCGGACAATCATGCCCGCAACCGAAACGAGATGGAGACCACCAATGACCAAGACCGAAACCAAAGTCCTGACCGGCGCACGTGGCCGGGTTGCTGCTGCCAAGGCCAAGGCCAAGGCTGCTGCCGACCATGCTTTTGCTTTGGCAGTGACTGAGAACGTCGCGCAGCAGAGGGCGGCCAAGGCTGCTGCTAAGCCTGCTGCCAACGGGGTCAAGACCCCTCGCCCTGGCACGTTCGTGGCCAAAATGGTCGAGCTGCTGGTGCGCAAGCAGGGTGCTACCAGGCCCGAAATGAAGGAAGGTTGCGGGTCCAAGACAATGCCGAGCGCCAATGGCCTTGACCCCTTGGCCGCGAAATTCGGCTACGTGTGCTTCGCTGCCAACGCGGCTCGGACGCCCCTGCTGGTCTACCAGTTCGTAAAGCCTGGCCAGAAGCCCACTGCCTTCGATGCAGTCGAGTGGACCTCGGATGAGACCGCGAAGGTGGGCGCGTAGGCGCCCCCCGACGTGACCCCAGCAGAAGGAAACCAGCCAATGAAACTGACCCTCGCCTTCGTGCGCACTGAGCTGCGCCAGCTCAAGTTGGTCATCACCCACGTGGACGACGAATACCGGGTGAATTTCAGGAACGGCCGCGAGGCCACCGCCTACTACACCAACGATCTGCAAGATGCCCTGGACACGGGCCAGGCCATGGCCAAGACGTTCTGCCCCTGACCACCCACACCACCCACCCTCGCGGCGGCGGTTCACAGCTCCACCTGTGCACCGCCGCCGCATCGCTTTATCGTGGGTCATCATGTCCACGGAACCGATTCGCACTGCTGCTGATTTCCGCGCGGCCCTCGATCGGCTCGGCCTGACGCAATCCTCACTTGCCCGCCTGTTGCAGGTGCTCGGCCACCCTGCCGAAATCGCGGTATCGCGGCGCCGCATCCAGCGATGGGTCGCCGGCGACGCGCCGATCTCGGGCGAGATGATTGCCCTGGTTACCCTGCTCGAACTGGTGCCCAGCACCGCGCGCCGCCTCATCGCCCTGCCGGCCCTGCATCCCCGTCCTGGTCGCCCCCCGGTCGGCTGACGGTCGGCCACCAGGCCGGCGCGGTCATGCCCAGCTCGAACATGCTTGCAGAAAGCGCCCGGCGAATCGTCGTGGCGATGCGGTTCTGCAGCGACAGCGGGCAGTAACCCACGACCTGCGGCGGATCCCCCGCCAGAGCGACCAGGGGATCGCCTGTGCGGATCACCGCGGTTCGGGCTGGCAACCCTACCTCGCGGCTTTCAGCCGGGCTGAGCTGCACGTGTGAGCGATGCCTCGGGCCCGTCTGCGGCATCACGGGAATCCCCAGCAGTGCCCCGCTGGGTCGGCGTTCCCAGATGATCAGCGAGCAGTCTGCCTGGTGCACAACGGCGCCACGCAACACGGGTGGTGTCAGCGATTCCTCGGTGAAAAAGACAAGCCCGGCCGGAATGCGCACCGGCCGGGCAAGAGTTGGTTATCAGGTAACCGCATGGCCCAGAGGCGGTCGCGGGTGGGTTAGCCGCTCGCACCGCTGGCGACACTGCAAAAAAAGATACGCCCACCTCGGCACGAGACGCAATCCAGTTTCCGCAGTCTCGTTTTGTTCCACGTGAAACGGCTCACGGATCGATCCGGGGCGAGCATGTCAAGCCCTGTGCCGCCAGCAACGCCAGCAACGCCAGAAACCCCGTCAGGGCCGCCAGGAAGGCCCTGGCCAGGTTCCAGGGCATGCCCTAGCGGCCAGGACGCCCAGGGCCGCCAGGCGACGGAATTTAGGCCCTCCCGTGGCGATCAGCGCATGGCGCCCAGTCGGCGAAGCGCGTTGATGGTCCACCGCCTGGCAGTGGTGTCCGCCACCTGGTGCTGCCGCCCAGTCAGTGCCCAGGACTGGTCAAGCACCACGCACTGCTCAAGCAGGCGGAATTCGAACCTGCCCAGCTCGTCGGCGATCCGGCGCAATCTGGTCGCTGCACCCAGCCGGTCGATCGCCCCTCCATCGCGCCCAGCTCCACCAGCTCCGCGCAGGGTCATCAGGCTCGGCGCACGCTGCCCGATGGCCGCGTCCCAGTCGCGCCGAAACTTCTGCGCGGCCTCATAGTCCCACGGCTCGATGGCACCCTCCACGACGAGCGCGTCCAGCCTGGTGGCCACCCGCCAGCCTTGCCGGAAGGCCCGCGCGTCGACCTGGGGTGCTGCAACGTCGTGGTGCTGGCGGTATGCCTCGGACGGCCCGGTGCTCATGCTGCGGCCTGCGGAACGGGTGGCAAGTCCCAGCACTCAAGCACGTCATCCATCGGAATGTGCCGATAAGTATGCCGCAGCCGCAAATACGGTCTATCCGACGCTTGCGGCGCCGTGACGACCCAGCCGTATTTGCGCGTGAATACCAGCAACGGGCGCTCAGGGAAGCCGGTCGTGGTATCGAGCGGACCGGTCATCGCCGGCTGGTTCCGTTCCAGACGCGACCGGCGTCTAGCTCCTCGACCAGGCGGCGGAATGCCGCGTTGGTGCCCTCGCCCTCCCACCAGACGAAGCGTCTGGTCCCGGTGTCGGCGTGCGTCCATTCGCCCAGGGCCGAGCTGATGCGAGACGGCTGCAACACGAAGCCTGCCAGCCGCATGTTGTCGCGGAACCTGTCGTCGGGCACGTCGGGGCGGCGTGCCTGGCGGTCGCGGGCGGACATCATCGGCCCACCCCCCGCCACCAGGCCCGCACCCGGCAGCAGAGCGCGCACGGCTTCCGACGTGGTCGGTCCAGCACCCGCTTCGCGCTCAGGGGTGGAGGGGTTGGGATCGATAGGCGCGGCGGGTGGGTTTGCCGCTGCGGGCGCGGGTCGATTGGAGGGGGCGCGATCATGGTGAGATCGCCACGTATGGCGTGCCCTGGCCGGCTTCCGGCATCTGCCCGAAAATTTCCTCGACCAACCATTCGCAATGCCGTTCCGCCCAGTCGATCGCTTGCGGGACCGTCAGCGGGGTGAGGGTCAGAGCGTCAACGTCGCCCAGCTCGTTGTAATCCACGCGGAAGTAAGCGCCGAACACATTGACCATTAGCACCGAGCCGATATCAAACGGCGGTGCTTCGCCCATCTGGACCTCGGCCGATTCGCATAGGTTCCAGTGATGCAGCACGCTCGCGGTCGTGCTGTCATAGGCCACACCACCAATGCGGCGGCGGATCGCCGGAACGGGGCGGCTCATGCGCGTTTCCTTCCGTTTGGTAAAGGATTGTGTTGGTCGAGCAACTCGGCCGACAGGTAGCTCGGCCGGGGCGGGCGCGGCGGTTCCCAAGCAGGCTCGGAGCTGCGCATCGCGGCCGAGGTCTCACGCACGATGCCGTGGATCCGTTCAAGCTGCTCGGGGGTCGGCGGTGGAGGTTCAGGCTCGGGCGGTGGCGGCGCGATGGCGACCGGGCGCGGGCGGTTGTCATGCCACCAGTCCGACAGGTAGCCGCACAGCTCGCCATAGGTGGGAAAGTATTTGCACTGGCGCGCCACGTAGCTCAGCGAGTCAGGGGTGAACGCCTCATCGGTGAATTCCCGCATCAGCATAGGAACAAAAGCCGACAGCTTCATCTCGGCTTCCTGCCGGGAGATGCTAACCGCCGCGAGCACGCCCAGCGATACTAACCACTCGCGCACCACCCGGACGTGTATCGACTGCTGCGGCATCGGTGTGGTCCCTCATGTCGGTTGCGATCTCGCTCATCCCGTTACGATAAACCGGCGCGCGCGCCCCCCGCTGGCGGGGGGCACCGGGGGGTGGTGCTTCTACTTCTGCTTTTGCATCTGCTTCTGCCTCTATCTTATCCACCCGCTTAACCGGCTGCTTATCCACGCCATTGCCGGAAGGCGGCTCCGGATTCTGGACTCTACCGAGGGCCGGATTCCCGCCCAGCGAACCGGCCCGCGTTTTGGTAGCGTGCTCGGACCAGTCTCGGACCATACGTCGACTCAGGATGGCTCCGGCCCCGGTCTGGCCCGGGGCTGGGTCGGCCCTGGATAGGACCCCGTTGCGTTCCAACTCGTCGACCAAATGGGCGACTTGGCTCGATGGCGCACCGACTATTCGGGCGAGTTGCGGGATGCTCGGCGGCCTGCCGGCGACCAGGACGTGACCATACGGATCGGCGTTGGCGGCGATGCAAAGCATCCGCATCCAAAGACCCTGCGCCGCCAAGCTGCATAAGCGGAGCGCGGGATCATTTTCCCAATCGCCCCACCACAGCTTCGACCAGCGAAGCTTGCTCATGGCGGGCGCCCCCCTGACGCTCCGCGCGTCACACCTTTTGCAGTCGGACTAGTGCTCGCGCACCCGCAATCTCCGCTTCGATCTCTTGAACGGTCACCACCTTGATTCCGTTCGCGCTGAACATCTTGCGCAGATCGGGAAATGAAACGGCGCGGCCGGCGTAGCTGCCGACGACCAGCACGCTCGCCCGCAGCCGCGCCATCTGACGCATAACGCTCGGGAAGTCGTCACCGAGCGATGGCTTGATCTCGACGAACGTAGCGGTTTCACTATAAAAACGTCTATCGTATTTTTGTTCGCCTTCGGTCGCAGTAAAGTCCCACGTCATGGCAACATCCACGCCGCTTTGCTCGAAAGCTGCGCCAGTGTTTAGTGCGAGTAATGTCGGCTCGTCGAGCTTGCGTTGCTGAGCCTGTATTAGGGCGACGAGCTGTGCCTCTTTTGTTTGGTTATCGAAACCCTTATCCCATTGACTGCGATAGCGGACCTGCTCTAGGTCGCCCCGATGCATCTTTATCCAATCCGATGCATTCTCCCGATAGCGAGCTGCGTAGTCTTTACGTGCCGAACTCAGCCTTTCGGCACCCGCGATGCATTGCAGGAACGCCGCACGGAACACCGGGTCGAGGAACCGAGCCTGGATCGCATTATGTTCCGGCGTGTCATCGGTCCCTGCGCCGCGCGCGACAATCGCGGCGTGCAGTTCCGCGAAGCGTTCTGCTAGCCAGCCCTGCCCGAGCAACCATTGCGCATAGGCGGGGTCTTGTTCCAACAACTCGGCGACAGTCGCACCTTTGTGTTTTCCAAACGGAATGACGATCGCGCTCGGTTCCTTGTCGCTCATGTTTCCACCCTCCATCTCGGCCGGAACAGATCGCCCTGCCTGGGATCGGGCATGCCGCGCTCGATCGCGCGCAGCGGGTCAAGCTCGGTCAGAGCCGCGACGCCTTTCCGATACGGCCGGCAGTTGGTGCAGAACTTCGCCCATCGCAACTTGCTCACGTCGCCCCCGGCAAGCACGAACGTTAATGCAATGATTGCTTGGGCGCCGTCGTCCCCTCAGCTTTCGCTTTATCGGCTACCTCCAACAGCAACCCGATATCCACTTCGCGCAGGCGGTTGACGATGAGGTATGCCCGCTCGCCGAATTCCTCGATCAGCCAAAGCCAATAATTCGCCGTAGTCTCGCGGCGGTGATCGATTAGTGGAATCTGGCGCGGCGGTGCTGCCGCTGCCACCTGCTCGGCGACCGTGGCCTTGTCCAGGCGCTTGCGTTCTTGCTTCGCTATCAGCTTTTTGGCCTCGGATCGCAGCGCTTTCACTTGTAGCTCTGCGGTGTCATGGGCTGCGGCGAAGCGCAGCGAGTGGTGGCGATTGGCGAGGCCAAGATTGATCGCTTCCTGCTTGGCCCGCTCGCTTAGCTTGTCGATCATCTTGGCGGTGCCGACCGTTGGATGACTCACCCCCATCTCGCGCGCAGCCGCACGGTTGCCTCCAGTCCTGCCGCGCCCTCCTGCGGTATAAACTGGTAAACCATTTTCCAGTTTATACCCCTTGTTCGCCTGCCATTTCGCCACCTTCGCCTTGTGGCACTCATAGCAGGTGGTGTTCGACACATAGCGTTTGCCGTCATGCCCGTTCACGCACTGCTCGGCTGGATAGTAGAAGGTTTCCCCGGCTGCCTTTGCTTCATCGCGAGTGGCAAAGCGTCGGTCGGGCATAGGTCCGCGCTCCCGTGCTGCCTGCGCGCGCTGCGCAATCAATCCGGCCCGCGCTGTTATGTGCTGGCTGCGCTCCAACGCAGTGAGGTCGGCACGTTGCAGGTTCTCATCGATGGCCCAGATGCGCGCGTCGCGTTCGTTATCGAATATCACCGCATCGATGTGGTCTTCGCGGTTCGCCTTCATCGCGGCAACGCGGTGCTCGCCGGTTACCAGGTGCGGCTTGCCATTGACCATGCGCACGGTGATCGGGGTGCGCAGTCCGATCTCCCTAATACTCTCGGCGAGGCTCGCGACGGCGGACGGTTGGAGCGCCCTAAGGCGCTCCGTTACCAAAACGATATCGCTGATCCTGATACGCGCTGTTTGCATCACACGACCTCCGGAAGCCGCACGGTCGAGTCCCATCTGAAGTGTCGTGGGTTGCGCCGCTCGATTAAACCATTCCATGCGATGATGATTGCCGCAGCCGCCTTCACGGCGACATCGCGGGTGCTGCGGGCTGTGGCGGCGCGGAAGTGTTCCCGCACACGTAGCACCGGGCTGCGCGGCGGAAGGTTTGCACCGCTCACCATAGCTTCCCAGAAGGCGTCCAGCCGATCACGCCTCGCGGTGCCGTGCGCTATGGTCCAGTATGCAAGTCCCGAAGCCGAAGGCGTAACAAACAAGCGCAGCCGCATCCCGGTTTTGATCGCCATATCGAAGTCGGGGTCGGTGCCGTAAAGCTCATCCAGCCTTTCGGTCAGCTTGTTTCGGTCGAGCGATGCCGGTTCCTGAAGCTCGATGCGGAGGATTAACGCCACCAGGGCTTGCCCCGCCATGACATTGAGATGGCCATGTTCGCGCGCGATATCGGCGACGCTGCGCGAGATACCCTGGTCGTAATAGTCCCGCTCCGCAGGATCGCAGCCGAAGCATACGGTAAAGGTGATCACGCATCCGGACAGGATGACCGCGCGCAGTCGGTGCTGGCCGTCGCGCATCACACCCTCGATGTCGAAACAGATCGGGTGCGGGACCTTCGCTCTATAGCGATTTTCCAACATAGCGCGGGCCATGATCTTTGCTCGTGTCTCACGCAACGGGCGGTTATTAAAATTGCGGTCGAGCATTGCCTGCGCCATCTCAGGCCCGATACTTATTTCGAGGTAGACGTGACCGACGATAGTGTACTGCGCGAGAATGGCTGCAAGCTGGTTGACAGCCGAAGCCTGCGTGCCAGTGGTCGGCAGCTCACGCGGCGCGATCGGCACTGCGTGCGCACTTTTGGTATCGCGTTTCGTCTGCATCTGTGGCATGGTCTCATCCTTCTTTATGTTGACGTGAACTATCGAGCCGGGGGGCGGTGTGAAGCGCCCTCCGGCTCCCTTGTTTCAGGCGCTCGTGCCGCCTGAACCTCGATGCCGGCACGTCGCAGCGCCGGTATGCAAGCAGCGCGGACGCGGCTATTTGGCCCGCCCGGCCCATAGTTGGCAGTGAGGTAGTGCAGCAACCTTGCTTGTATCTTCTCGGTAAGGCCGCAGCACAACGTCGCGGGATCGGTATTGGCGACCAGCCAATTTTCCAATCCGCCCCAGCCTCCCAAAACGCCCGCTGGCCCGGGTTCGTTGTGCTTCATAGTGCGCGCTTCATGCGGCAGGAAATGGAGCACGATCCCCGGTTTCGCGCGGCTGGGCTTGCGGTTTGCTCTGCGTGCTCGCCGAGCGCCCGGTATCAGTGGAATGCCTGGCAGTTGATCGTTCATGCTATCCCCCTCCGTTCAAGTGCCTTTCGAGCGGCGACGCCTTTCCGATACGGACGGCAGTTGGTGCAGAACATCGCCGGCCGGCCGCCTTCGGGACTGCGCGCAAGCCGTGTTCGGCAGATCACGCAATAAAGCGGAAGCGCCCGCCAGGCGCGTGATTGGCAGGTGTCACAGCGTATCCTCGGCCGCCCGCGTTGCACCTTGTGGATAAGTTGCCGCCGGCAGTCGATGCAGTGGCGCGGCTTCATGCTGCCTCGATCACGCGCCGGGCGCGCGGTATCTGCCATTGATCAATACAGGCCAGCACTTCTGTCGCATCGCGCGCCACCCCGACGCGGCCACCGGCCACCAGCACAGCAGCAGCCACCGACTGCTGAGCTGCGGACAGCTCACCGTCGTCGGCCTTGATCTCGACGAGGTGGGCGAGGCCGCGGAACAGGATGAACGTGTCGGGAATGCCGGCGATGATCCCGCGCCCGATCCGCACGCCAGGCACCTCGCCCGCGTAGTTTGCATGATCGATGCTCCACCAGACCACGCCAGCTCTGCTGACCTTGCCTGGTGGCGCGATCTCAATCCGCAATACGTCGGCTATCTGCTTCTGCAGCGGGTGCTCGCGCACCACCGGAGGGGTTAACGTGAATCGACGCGCGCTCGGGCTGACCGCGCGCGGCACGGCTAGGATGCCTGGGCTTGCTGCTGGTCCTTACTGCGGCGCGGCCGGTATTCAGGCCCATGCAGGGGCGAGGTAGCGGCCAGGCGGTCGACGCTGGTGGCGATGCCATGCTGCGCCGCGATGCGCGCGACCTTGGGCCACATATGGCTCGGGATGCCCGACCGTTTCCAATGGCTGATGGTCGAGAAGTCGCGCCCGACTGCCTTCGCGAGCGGCTCATTGCCGCCGAGCTTGGTCACCAGCCGCGCGATCAGTTTCATGTGGTGCATGACGGATGAGCCTAACGCCGGCATTGCACCGGGTGCAAGCCCTGGCTTGACAGCAAGCATGGTTGATGCGTTTGTGTTGCAACTTGCAAGCACCGCAAGCATTAAGCTGGAAAATACGCCGTCATTCCCGTATGTTGCTAACGGTTGTTCCTTGGGGTTCTCGCAAATGCCTCGACCACGTGCCTCCTACGCCCGACAGATATCAGAAGATATGCGCGCCGAGGTGGGCGATCGGCTGCGCTGGGTGCGTGAAGCCTTCGAGGCCCGCCAGCCAGGCCAGCACACACAAGCAGCATGGGCGGTGAACTTTGGCGTCAGCGCGGCATCATTCTCGCGCTGGGAAAGCGGGAAACTGTTACCTAATCTCGATGCCCTATACCGCCTGGTCTACCTGACAGGCTGTGATTTTAACTATGTGTTTTTCGGGGTGCTTTCCGGGCAGATTGTGCCATGGCTGCGTGACGAACTCGCGCGAGCGCATCCTGAACTGCATCACGAAGCGGAATTTTTCCTCGTGCGGGATCGAACTGCCGGAATGCGGCCAAGACATCATGGGCGGAATTCGACGCGGCGTGCTGATCCGAGGAAGTCGAAACCTTGACCCTTGCCATACGTGCCTCCCGGCACTTCGTTCCGATTTGTCGCCACGATCGCCCGTCACGCGGGACTGACGCGAGCATAACGTAGCGGGTTCCGCGCGGCTGCCAAGTCGGAATAAGTTATCCACTTCATTAATAATACAACTCACGTCGAATTGACGGTGTGTTCACACTCGGCAATCGACCGCTTGAAAATTTGCTACTTGCATCGGCTGCAAGTATGTGCGATCGGTCCGCCCCCACGTATGCGCACTTATGCGAGGTTGGGATGAGCGACGAACCACGCGGGCCAGGTCCCAGCACCATCGAACGCGCGGTGGCTGCCTGGCAGCGTGCTCAGGTTGCCCTGGCAGAAGATCCGGACCTGGCGGCTGATGAGGCGGCAATCCGCAACGCGATCGGCGATGATCCTGGTGCGGTGCATCCTGACGATCTCATCCGGCGCATGGTCCGCGTCGCTGCCTTCGCCTCCACCAGGCAGACTGAAGCCAAGCAGTTCATCGCCAGCTTTCGGGCGCGGCACGAACGCTACGGCAAACGCCTCGCGATGATCCGCAGTGAGCTGTTCGAACTCATGTCAATCATGAAATATAAAAACTTCAAGGCAGCCGAGGCAACCATCTTCATCGCGCACGGAAGCCCGGCAGTGGTGATCACTGACGAGGCGGCGATCCCCGATCAATACGTGAGAATGACCAGGACCGTCGACCGCGCGGCGCTGCGCGAAGATTTGAAACAGGGCGTGGTGATCGAGGGTGCCTACCTGTCCAATGCCGCCCCCTCACTTGGCATCCGTGGGCTGACCCCGGTCGCGGACGTGCCGGGCGAGAGTGCTGAACCGGCCCAGGAAGGGAGCGAATAATGGCCAGAGCACCAATGGAGATTGCCGTCCGCATTAACAAGCCGTCTGCATTCAACGGCACGCAGACCGCGTGGAATGTCTTATGTGATTTATACCCAGCGGCCGAGACGCCAGAGATTATTATGGCGGTTATGGAATACTGCACCATGCGAAAGCTCGACCCGTTCAAGCGCCCGGTGCATATCGTTGCAATGTATAACACGAAGCTGCGCCGTAAGGTGCAGGTCGTCATGCAAGGTATTAACGAGATTGAAATAACCGCCGCCAGGTCCGGCAAGTGGGCTGGCATGGATGCTCCGGTCTGGGGTCGGGATGTTGAGAGAACATTCCGAGGACAGTTCGAGAACGACGACGGCAGCGTGCGCGATATCGAGGTAACGCTGACCTATCCGCTGTCATGCAAGGTCACTGTTTACCGCCTGGTCGGGGGCACCCCCCGAGCCTTCACCGAAGAATTGTTTTGGGACGAGTGCTACGGGCGGGCAGGCTTCCGGTCCGAAGTGCCGAATGCCCGCTGGCAGCAGGCACGCCGACAAATGATCCATAAATGCACCAAGTCGGCAGTGCTGCGCGCCGCCTTTCCCGAGGATATCACCGAGTATTCCGCTGAGGAAATGGACGGGCACGAGATCGATGCTGGCGGCATCACCATTGACGCAACACCCACGCGCCCGCCGACGCCACCCAGGCGTGAGACACCGCAGCACCAGGTCGACGCGATGGACACTGGCGGCCCGGCTGATGAGCCTGACGCACCAGGTGATTACCGGATCGCAACCCCGAGCGGTGGTTTCGTCTACGAAGACCCGATCGAGTGGCTCGCAGGCTGGGACAAGCTGCTCGATGAGCTGAAGAACCGGCCGAATGATCTGCGGGCATTACGAGCCATGAACCGTCGAGAACTGTTTGACGTCGCGGCGGTGAACGAGGGCGCGGCTCAGGATGTTGAGACGCGGCTCGCCCGTCTGCTCGACCAGCCGCGCGGGGATGCAAGATGAGCAAAGCACCAGACTACGAGTTGGCAACGATCACCCGGATCGTTCATATGCTGGCCGCGCTGAAACCATCAGCCAGGCGGCGCGTCATGGCCTATATTTGCGCGCGTATCGATGCCCTGCCTGTAATCGCTGCGGTCGGTGGGGGCGCCGAGGAAGAGCCGAGCGAGGCCGAGCCGCTGCCCATGTTTCCGCAGGTGGCGGAATGATTACTGCGCTGCACCCGATCGACGTTGACAGTGACCCGACCGAGACGGTGCGCGTGGAGCGACTGATCGACAGGCAGACGCTGTGCGACCTGATGGACATCGACCCCGATACGCTGCGCCGATGGATGAGGGCGGGTAAGTTTCCACGGCCGCTGATCCTCGGCAACCTGCATCGCTGGCGGGCGGCGGATTATAACGCCTGGCTGGCTGACCAGGCGAAGCCGCGCAGCAGTAAACCCTCGACCAGGCGGACCACACCATGAGCCTGCCGCCAGGCCAGCAGGCGACCATCGTCAAGGTCCAGTTGCCACTATCGCCGGAGCTGCGAACCGGCCCGGCCCTGATCTATGATGAGGAACGCCAGCACATGCAGGCACGCAAGCTGACCCAGGCAGAGCACAAGCTCGTGGGCCGGGGATTGAAAGCCTACTGCTCGGCCTGGTGGCATGGGGCGATCGGCTGGGTGCTGCTGGAACGCGCACCGAAACAGCGGTGGTAAGCATGAAACCGATAACTGTTAGCGAAAAGCTGCGGCTCGCGCGTGGGTTCTGCAAGGCATTGCAGGAAGCCGGAATGACGCCATCGGAAGGTTGCGTCTTGCTCGCGATAACTTATGCCATGTGGATCGAGGCCCAGCCAGACGGCAGTCCCGAGTTATGCAGGGCAATGCTCGAACGCGCCCAGAAGACTGCGGCAGGGGCGTTCGAGCTGCTTCGCGCAGAACGCAAGACGACCCAAGAGATGCTCGAAGAGGCAGCGCGGGCGGTGAACTAATGGCGCAGTCTCCACTGTTGACCGTTCATATGCCGGGCCGGATCGCCACGTTGCGGCGCGATCATCGAGGGTATCCCGTGCCGTTCTTCGTCCAGTGGGTTAAAGGCAAGCCAGAATTCCCGTTGTTCGATCCGGTCAAGTGGAAACGCTGCGTCGGGCAAAAGCTGTGCTGGATATGTGGCCACAAGCTCGGCCAACACCTGGCTTTCGCTGTCGGCCCCATGTGCACCATAAACCGGGTGAGCAGTGAGCCACCCCAGCACCGCGAGTGCGCCGAGTATGCAATGAAGGTCTGCCCGTTCCTCATCAACCCAGCAATGCGCCGCGTGCCCACCGAGAAGTTCGGCCAGGTCAAGCCGCCCGGTGGGATCATGTTCGAAGGCAATCCCGGCGTGATGGCGCTATGGGTCACGCCGCGCTTTTCAATCCTGCGGACCCCGACCGGGCCGATTATCGAGATGGGCGAGCCGTCCAAAGTTGACTGGTTTACCCGAGGCAGGCCGGCTACTGCAGCGGAGGCCGCCGAGGCGTTCAAGGCAGGCTCGATCAGGCTGCTGGCGGCCGCAGACGCCGAGGCCGGCGAGGCGGGTATTTTAGAGCTGATCAGGCTCCTGATCCCGGCACGCTTGCTGCTGCCGGATCCGAACCTGGTGGTCGAGTTTTCTGCATCGTGACCCAGCGCGACCTGGCCCTGATGTCGGCGACCGCGATCCGGCTTGCTGATGGGATCACCAGGCTGCAACGCCTCGCGACAAGCGACGGGTGCGAACTGGTGCTCAGCCGACAAGCAATGGCACTGGTCGAGCAATTCGACTTGCTGCGCCACTACCTGCGGCAGGCCGCGCTGGTGGAGGCGATCAGCGCGGCACCCCCTGGGGTAGCAGGGCCCGACGCGAAGCAGGCTCAGGCCGCGCGGAAAACCGCCCTAGCGATGACGGGCAAGGCGGCTGGGGGGCGTGCGCGAGCTGACAAGCTGTCAGCAGCACGGCGCAGAGCGATTGCCAGCAAGGCCGCGCAGGCCAGGTGGACGAAATGAATGATCGCCTCGACCAGATCCGGATCGAACGACTGGCGCACCAGCTCATGCTGCTGGCCAGGGACCACCTGCGGGCCGGTCCCACCCATCGGGATCGGGTTTATGAAGTGCTGAGCGCGCTGGCCATGGTGACCGGGGTCATGCTCGCAGGCACCCAGAGCACGGGGACCGAGGATACGGCCGAACTGTTCTTCGAGCTGGCCATGCGCCAGCAGCTCGCCGCTAGCAGGGTGCAATAGGACGAGGGGGGGCAACTATGCTGACGGATCGACGGCGTCGGTTCTGGCGCATGGTGACCGGGGGTGCGTTCGACCTGGCAATCGCCCTTGCCGGCGCGGCATTGATCGCGGCCATGGTGCTGATGCTGCGCCGCTAGGCGTGTCCATTTTTGCCCCCTCATTTGAGGGGGCAAAAGTGAACAGGCGATCAGGTAGCCGAGCGACGGCGGATAAAGCCAAGCCCTGCCAGGCCGACGCCAAGCAGTGCCAGGGTGGCAGGCTCAGGCACCGGCGAGGCCGAGAAGTTGCCGGCGATGCTGGACGCGAAGCTCGCCAGGGTGGTGCCGTCGATCCCCGCGCCCGGGGTCACGTCGATGAAGCTGAGCGAGAGACCTTCAGGCTTGCCGAGAAGATCCGCGGCGATCACACCCGAATTGAAGGACACCGACTCAGGCGGGTCCGCAGCAGTGAGCGAGAGGCTGTCACCGATGCCGAACACCGCGTCGGTGAAAGAACCGCTCAGGTAGTTGGTCAGTCCCGCCCTGATCGAGAACGTGCCGTCGAAAGCCTGGGTAACGTGACCAGCGACGGTCGAAGCAGCTCCGACGCTAGTGGCGAGCAGGGTGAGAGATGCGGACTTCGGGACTGCCACCGCTGCGTCGATCTGGGTGATGTCAATACCGATGCCAGTGCCGAAGATCGTGGTGGACGTTCCGGCACCATTGGCAGTCGCGTGGATCGTATCGGCGTCGCCCACCTGGCCCATGGTCAGGATGGTCGTGGCGTGAGCTGGCAGGGCCGCCAGGGCAATGAGCGCGGCCGTGGTGAGTAGCGTGGTTCGTAGCCTGGTCATTGGTAACCTCCGGTTGCTTGCGCGGACCGCAAGGGGGTCGCGCTAGACCAGTGGTGCAACAATCGTGCTTGGGTGGGGATGTTCAGACGAATCAACGCCCTCCGAGGAAATGCACGGCGTGCACGTTGGCCCGGTGTAAAGTTTCCCGACGCGCAAAAGCAGCCCGGGCCAGTGGGACTGACAGGGTTCCGCCGTTTTCAGCCTGGCTGGCGTCCAATGGGGTGTAAAGTCTGCCGACTCCTCAGAACACGCCCAGCAGCGCCGCATAGAGCACCCCAGCCAGGGCCAGGCACACCAGGCCCACTAGCTGGCAGCTCCACGGTTGATGCGCCCAGGCAGCGTTATAGGGCCAGCGCGGGGACAGCGCGATGATCGCCACGATGGCCAGGTTCAACAGTAGAGCACGCTTGATCATGTGTGCTTCAAGCAGGCTTCGCGGTCTGGTGTCATGGGTGGGGTGCCTGCAATTGGATGACGATCGGTTGCGGTGGACGTGGCGGATAAATCCAATCACCGAGACGGCTTGCTGCCGCGATAGCTGCCGCAGCGATCAGGATCATGGCAATTGCTTTGGGGGTTTCCCAGCGGAGCTGCGTAGTGCGCAGCGCAACGTCCAGGTGCAATAGCTCCCGTTTCAGTCTGTCATCTAAATCGCTCATGTCAAACGAACCCCTGGCCATCTGCCCGGTGCCCAGGATCGGACTCCGGGGGTGGCCAGGGTAGCAGAGCTGGACGCTTGCATCCACTGCAAGCGCCCCAGGGGGCAAAAACTATGCACCAGGTCACACATGAGCCACGGGCAAGGCTCAAGGACGAGTGCTAAGGCACTCTAAAGGCTCACAAAAATCCCAGACCTGGGCATTGTTCACCACAATACCTAGACCAGCCTCAGGCGTCAGTATGCGGAGGGTGTTTGCCTTGCTTTTCTGTAGCTTAGCGGGTAATAGGCTTGCAGGCAATGCAAGGAGGCCACGTGCTACCGCAGCGAAACTATACATCAGTCACACACCAACCCCTCGAAGGAAACCACCCGTGAATTCCCATAACAAGTTATCGAAATTATGCAACGGCCTCGACGTGCAGCGCGCCAAGGCCATCGACAAGCCGATCACGCTGCGCTTCGGTCATGGCCTGTTCCTCCACGTGACACCAGCCGGCACCAAGTCGTGGCGCTGCCAGTATCAGTCTGGCGGGCGAAACACCAATCACCACCTCGGGCACTATCTGCCAGACGGGTCCGGCATGTCCTTGGCTGATGCCAGGCTGGCGCGCGCTCAGGTCCGCAAGACGGTCAAGGATGGCGGTAACCCAGCAGTCGACAAGCTGGCCGACAAGACCGCCAGGCAGAAGGCCGACGCGGCCACGTTCGAGAGTATCGCCCTCGCCTGGCACGAAGCATGCGCGCGGAGATGGTCAGAAGGCTTCGCGGACCACGTTATGCTGCGGTTGCGCAAGCATGTGTTTCCGGTGCTGGGCAAGCTGCCGGTCGCGCGATTCTCGTTCAAGCACGCTGAGCACCTGCTCGCTAGCGTGCTCAGTGTTGCCCCAGCTCAGGCCGTGCATGTGAAGCAACACATGAGCGGGGTGCTGGACTATGCCCGCATTCAAGGACTGGTGCCGTTCAATCCTTTACGCGACGGCGCCAGCAGGTTCCTGCCAAAGCGTGACCGTGGCGCTGAGCAGCACCAGCCCAGGGCCGAGACCATCGAGGCAGCGCGCGCAGTCCTGCGAGCAGTCGAGACCAGCCAGGCGGGCGCGACCGTCAAGCTGATGCATCGGTTGATGGCACTCACCGCATTGCGCAAGAATGAAATGATCGGCGCGCGCTGGGATGAATTCAGCTTCGGCTTGTGGACCATCCCCTGGCAACGCATGAAAGCCAAGCGCGACCACCTGGTGCCGCTATCGCCACAGGCTGAGGAAGTGGTCGCGGCGGCGCGGATGCTCGCCAAGACACTCAATCGATCGAACGATCTGGTATTTCCGAGCTTGGAAACTGGCCTCGCCCAGAACCGCAACACGATCAACGATTGCATGGGGCGGGCACTGGTGCGCAACGGCATGGCCAGCAATGCCCACGTGCCGCACGGCTGGCGCGGGACCTTCTCGACCATCATGAACGATCGCTACCCAGTCGGCGGTTATGACCGGCTGATTGAGATGAACCTCGCACACCAGGTCCAAGGCGTGACGGCAGCGAGCTATAACTCTGCTGAGCACGTGCCATCGCGCCGCGCGCTGTTCTGCGAGTGGGCGGACCTGCTGCTGGTCGGCGCGCAAGATGCTTTCACGCTCATAGGCTTGCAGGCAATGCAAGTGACCGATAACGTCGTAACGCTCAGGGAGGCCGCATAATGTCACTAATCACCAATGAATTCCGCGCAGCAGTCGAGGCGAAAGCCCACGTCTTCTACATCGACAAGGTAATGTGCCAGCGGTGGAACGCCCACCGCCAGCCTAACCAGCCTCGGCTGCTGACGGGCTGGTGCTGGGAAGCCAAGCGATCAAAGGACGATTACCGCACCGGGATCAAAACACCCACAGGTGCATATATCGATGCTTGGTATGCCCTGGTGCTGCATGAGGCACCCCCGCGCATAGGTCGCTCAGCCGCACGCCTGCGCGTCGTGGCCGATAGCTCGCAGGGGGTGGCGGCATGACCCAGGGGATGAGAGGAACGGCCCGCAAGCCGTCCCCGAAGCAGATTGCCAAGTATGGCCACATCGCCGTGGTGATCCGTCGTGAGCTGGACCGACGCAAGTGGTCAGTGCCGGACCTTAGTCAAAAGCTCGGCCTAAAACGCACGTCGGCGACGGCATACCATTGGGCGCTCGGCCTGGGAGCACCCACCCCCGAATATCGTGCCAAGATGGCCCACCTGCTCGGCATACCGGAAACAGACTTGATCGCTCGACCGCTCGACCAGGAACACTTGCCGGTCGTGGCCGCCCCAACGCACCCAACGGTCGTGCAGGTCCCTACGCATCCCACGGTCGCGATGGGTAAGCAGGTGCTGCGCGCAGCAGGGCTGGCAGGCGACGTGCTGGGGTTCAGCGTTGGCACTGATGGTATGGCCAGGCTGCGGCTCGACGTCACCCTGCCTCTCGACCAGGCGGCCCCCCTGCTGCGGGTGCTGCTTGACGCTGGGGTCGTCCTGGGGAGGGTCCAGAACGATGGCGAGTGACATGCTGGACCAAGTGACGCTGGACTATGCGGCGGCTCACATTAAGGCCAGGGCAGAAGCAGAACGGCTCATGCGGGATAGTGCCCGCAGGGGTGGGCAACTGGACCTGTCGCAAGCCCACGGTGATCGGGCGGCTGCCTTGGATGAGGCGGCCGCCGCTGTTCTCCTGCTGGCCAGTGTCGAGGCGTGCGATGCTGGCCGATGAGCTGCTAAACCAAGCCGGAACGCAGGACGATCAGATTTTTGGCGGGGCGTTCACTGAGCTGGCCAAAGCGCTGCGGCACGCACAGCGGTTCGATTTTTCGCCAGACGTGATGCGGTCGGCCTTTACCGTCGCGCACTCACCGATCCCCGGGCAGCTCCGCGCCCTGCCCCTGACGAAACTGCCGTTCCGGCTGTGCTGGTTCGAATGGCCTGGCGGCTTTTCTGGCGACCCTTCCGCGCGGACTGATTGTTACGCTCCGGTGCCCAAGCGCCTCGGTGCCCTGGTCGAGACTGATGAAAGTATGCAACGCGGCGCGATGGTCTATGCCTGGCTGCATCCTGACCAGGGTGCGAACATCTGCCCGATCGCGGTGACCTTCGACTGGCGGCCCGAACCAGCACCCCTGCCGGATCTCAGCCATGCTGACCTATGGGGCAAAGGTATGTCCGATCAATGGTGGCGGGAACAGGCGCTGCTATTCCCGCGCCTTCGTGGTGCCATGCCAGGCGACGTGATGGATGACCACCGGCGCTTCGGGCTGGTCATCAACCCAATGATGAAGCGGTTTATGGATTATGCCGTGTCTCACGCTCATGGCGGTTACGAAAAGCTACTCAATGCCGCGATGGAGGACGTTAAAGGCGAACCTGTCCTGCTGCGGGCGGCGCTCATGCTGCTGAACTCCCGCAACCTCGCGATGCGTGAATTCCACCCTGTGCAGCCGCGCCTAAACGCTGCCAGGGCACGCCGCGGCAAGGCCCCGCTATTGCCCTACACCCACGTTCGCATAGCGCTGACGCGAGCCCTGGGCGAGCGGGCGGGCATGGCTGCTGACCCTCGCGCGCCGGCCAGGCTCCACCTGGTGCGCGGGCACTTCAAAATTCGAGCTGGTGGAATTTTCTGGTGGGCACCCCATGCCAGGGGTCACGCGACCCAGGGTGAGGTTCGCACCCAGCACCACAGCGTGGCAGTATGAGCGCCAACCCGATCATGATCCCACATTGTGGCTACATGGCGCGGCTGCATTGGCGACTGCGCGAGCGCCTTCCGATGTGGGTGGTCTACCGACCGACGACGCGCGAGTATCCTGGCAGGTGGGTGGCGCGGATGCATGTCACCCTGCCAGAGCCTAAGCCTACCCGGTTCGTGCTCATCCACGACACTCTTGCGGAATTGCGTGAGCTGCTGCCGTTGGGCTTAACGCAGCTCGCTCGCGCCCCAGCAGACGTGCCTGAGATCGAGGAAACCTGGTTGTAGCCAGGACAGCCCCCTGGCCTCGCTACAGGCCACCAGGGCCAGGCCAGGGGCAACCAGCCAGGCGAGACACCCGACAGCCCTGCAGCGATCCCAGGGCCGTCGGGCAACCTCGTCTAGCCGTTTAGCGGCGGCGCGTCGGGTCTACTTCCGGCCCTTGTGGCCGTTCCGGCAGGTGGATCGCGTTCAGGTCCACGACCACCCAGCGCCAACCATACTCCGGGATCCGGCAGGCAGCGAAGAACAGGCGCTTCGGCAACGGCTGGCCAGGCCCTGGCGGTGGCAGTGACGGGCCAGCTCCACCACCTGGTGGACGGATCGGCGGCCAGACCTCGCCGGGTTCCCAGGGACGCTCGCCACCTGGTGGCACCGGGAAGATCGGGAAGTCCGGACCTTCCAGCGGCGGCCAGACGCCGGGCGGGTCGGGCATATCGGGCGGCTCGACTTCCGGCCCCTCACCCTCGGGCAGGCCCCACTCGGGAGTCTGGTCCTCTTCCTCACCTGGCAGGCCCTGGTCGGGCCGATGCCCGTGGCGGCGGACTTTGCGCAGGCGAACGAAGCCGGCAATGCGAGCTAGTGGCATGGCGATGGTCCCTTTCACTGATGGAGTTTTGTGCTTGCAGATGCCGTAAGAAAGGCCGACTCGGCCGGCATCGATCCCCATCAACACCGATCACGGCGGGAACGCAAGTCCGCAGGAAACCTCGGGCGCTTTGCAGTCATCGATCTGTCACGCCGCCACCCTTGCTGCCTCGGGATCAGCGGTCTCAATTGCATAGAATGCATCCCCGTCATTGACCGCCTGGCCAGCACCGCCGCGAAAGCGGATCGTTCGCATCTGCACAACGTGGCCCACCCACTGATCCCAGACCAGCAAGCCGACAGGATCAGCGCCGACCAGAATCGCTGCATGGGAGCGGCCCGAGGTATCGTTTTCATACCTGCCACCAGCATCGAAGGTCGCAATCGCGGTGCCGATCGGCAGGCCGCCATCGCGTGCCCTGGCCCCGCGCCGCCAGGTGGAAGTGTGCCCCAGCCCGCTCGCTTCACGGACATAGGCAACGCAATGACCATTGCCCACGACCTGGCCGCGATAGGATGCTGCGTTGGTGGCGATCCATTGTTGCATTGTCGTGTCCTTCCGTTATCAAAACACCAGCAGATCGCGATCCGTATAGATATAACCTCCGCCATCCTTCTCGTGTGCTATTGACACGCCCAGCGCGATGATCGTTGCAATGGCACAGTCGATTTTTTTCTCCACCGACTCCTTGCGGGGATACACGTTCGATCTCGCGTCGTAGTGCCCAACGACGTTGCCGATGCACCAGGCCAGCACCGGATCCCCAGTGTGCATGATGCGGCGCTCACGCATCAGCGCATCGAGCAGCTTGGTCGGCTCGGAAAAATTAAGAGTAGAGCTGCGGTATTCCTGCATCGGGAAGCCCTCATTGCGGAGGCGCTGGGATAGCTGCATGATCATATACGGGTCGTAACCACAGGCCCGCATGTCATACTCAGCAGCAGCAGCCCGCAACCAATCTTCCACCGCCTCGAAATCAGTGGTCTCGCCTTGCGTCACGGTGAGCATGCCCGCGTCCGCCCACTGCACATAAAGCGGATTGCGCTCAGGGTCGACCGCCGCATCAGGCAGGAATGCATTCGAGAACACTGCATAGCTCGTCTTGTCAGTCTCAGCATCGTAACGCGGAAAGATCAATACAGCAGCGGCAATATCGACCCGCGTCGCCATGTCGATCGCTGCAAAGCATGGCTCGCCCTTGAAGTCTGCCAGGCGCAGAGCTGGACTAGCGCACGCCTCCCATGCACCAGTGTCGAATAATGCATTGTTGGCACTCACCCATGCATTCAGGTGGCGCGTTTTGAAAGCTGCCTGCAAGGCCGGCGAGGCCAGTGCCTGGCGGGCCAGCGCGTGCAGAGCATCCGGCTGCACCAGCTCACCCCAGCCTGGGTTTGCCTTCTGCCAGGTCTCTTCGGACCATGGGTCGTCGTCAGGGTCCGCGTCGTATATGCACCCGAAAAAATGGTCATCGTTCAAGATGCCGCCGAGAACCTGCTCGGTATAGTTCCAGACCTGGCGGCCGACGCCGGTAGCATTGTCCGTCGCGGTGCTGATGGAGATTAGCAGCGGCTGCAATCTTTTGCCGGTGGCAGTGATCAGCACGTCATAGATAGCTGATGAGCGGTGAGACCCGATCTCGTCCAGCACGGCGAAATGCACGTTCAGGCCATCCAATGCCTTGGCGTGGGCACTGAGCGCGCGGAACGATGAGCCGGTGCGGGCTTGTGAGACCGTGTGAGCATTGACCTGCACGCCGTAGTGCCGGCGAAACTCGGGATTCTTCTCGGTCATCACCTTAGCCATGTCCAGCGCGATCGTTGCCTGCGACCGCGAGACTGCTGCCGAGTAGCCTTCAGCTCCACCCTCGGCCTCGGTGAACGTTACGAACAGGGCAAGCACTGCCGCGAGGGTCGTCTTGCCATTGCCCCGCGCAATCCAGATTGATGCCTGGCGGAACCTCCGTGCCCCGGTCGCGCGGTCCACAAACCCGAATAGGTTGATGAGTAACCATTTCTCGAAAGGCAACAACGTGATCCGCTCACCTGCCTTCGGTCCTTTGACGTTGACCATCAGGTGAGCGAAGACGATGGGTGCCTGGGCGCGTTTGGGATCGAACACCCACTCGCTATCGGGCTGCCTGGCTCGCTGCAGGTCGTCCAGGAACCGGCTGCAAGCCTGCCTGGCCTTCTTGCCTGCCTTGGTGCGACCACTGGCCACAGCGCGCGCGTAGGCGATCCCCTCGGTGACCACATCGGGCAGCTTGATCAATCTTTCCTCCCGCCCTCGACGACCCGCAGGCTGCGAAGCAGCTCCCACCCGGTGCCGGGGTCCGCGTCCTCGTCCCTCGCATCAGGCACCTTGAATCGCGCACGGGCTGACGGGGTGAAACCCATCTCACCTTGCAGGTTGCGCATGATCAGCACGCAATGGTTGATGACCCGGAGATAGGGCGAGAGGCCGGGACCATCCTTGCGCTTGACCAGGAACGGCAACGGCTGGCCCTCGTCCAGTTTACGTTGCGCGACCACTGCCTTGGCGTGCCGGTCCACGACCTCGATGTAGTTGGCAAACACCACCCAGTCGATGCGGCGCAGCAGATCGCGCGGCGCGTCCAACAGTATCTCGGCCCACAGCTCCCGCTGCGCGGCCGTCATCCATTCCGGCGCTGGCTTGTGGGCCAGGTCGCCGACAGCCTCCGGGTCGGCGCGGTTGCCATGCCGGCACGGCTGCAATGTCCCTTGCAGTTTCAGCACGGCGGTCGGCTTCGGGTGCGGCCCCCCTTTGCGAGCCATAGCGAGCTATCCGATCAGTGCCAGGTGGTGCGCGGTTCGCAACAGGTGAGCGCCGGCCGCTGGCAGGTCAAGCTCGTTCCGCCTGGGGTGAAAATCGCTCGGAATTGCACGCGAAAAAACTTGCCTTGCCGAGCCTGTCCTCGGGAATCTCGCGGAATCTTCAAACGCCCCCCCCTATGCTTGGCCAAGTTTCGGCAGGTGGAGCAGCCAGGTGACGAAACCAACCGCGAGCGCGAGGCCCACGACCACGATAAGCAGGCCCACGCAGAACATGAAAGCGCGCGGCGACATCGGCTTCCATTCATGGCGCATCGGCGGTGGCTCACGCACGGCGTCGTTCCCGTTGCGTCTTTGCGTTATGGCAAGGATAACACAAACTTTGCAAGTTGCTCGGATCGAGCCGACGCTCGGGCGCATCGCGGATCGTCTGGATATGATCGACCATCGCCGCGATCGTCTCCCGACCAAGCTGCATGCACGCCCGGCAGTATGGTTCTTCGGCCAGGTGCTGCTTGCGCACTGCCCGCCAATCGACATCGTAGCCGCGCTGCGCTGCTGGTGCTGGTGGATTGTAGCGCTGTTGCTCCGTGCGGAATGCTGCCAGCCGTTCAGCTTGTGACGGCAGCCAGGGTGCACGGAACAGTGGCGCGCGGGCGTTCTTGGTCATGCGGCCTGTTGATCCGGCTGCGGTCCATTGTTGGGACCGCGCTTGGCCTGGCGGGGCGTGAGCGCCGCAGCGATCTGTCCAGTCAGGTTGCGGATGATTGGATCGGCCGTCTTCCACGGTGCCTCGGTCAGCAGTTGGTGCACAGCATTCCACTGGCCGAGGGTGAGCACGATGGCCAGTGGCTCGGCCAGGTTGTATGTCGTCGGCTGCTCGATTGTGTTGTCGTCTCGCATGTTGGTTGCTCCGTTTGTTACGCTGGCATAGGGGTTGCGGCGCCACCTTCAAGCGCCCTGACACGTAGCGCAAGCTGTTGGATCGCGCGCACTAGGAAGGCTGGCGTGGAATTCCCGACATCGCTATTTACCAGAAACCCGATTGGCACGGGAACGACCTCGCCATCAGCGCCTCGATGTGAGCCGCTACCAAGCCGCATTGCTGCGATGGTGTCCAATGCGTCTACTGTGACAGCGCTGGCCTGTGCGGCTTCAAACAGTATCGGCTGCAAGATAATCTGACCCTGAAGCCCGCCGCCGCTATTCGCATTGACATAGACAGCGAGATGAGTCGCGCCAGCGACTTGCCAGCCAAAACCGATTGTCGGAATTGAAAACTGGCTGTAGACGATCCCATCGGCTTGAACTCTGGTGCCGTTGCACGAGGTTGGCCTTTGGATCGTTACGTCCCGCGTTCCTCGATTGATTGTAATAACGTTCTGGATAGGCGGCCCGCCGGTTAGTAATCCGATCTGAAAGTCACCGTTTGGCTCGGTATTGAGCGTCCACCGTTCGGTAGGGTGTGCGCCGACAGCGAGCTCGGCAAGGCCATACTGGCCCGCCGGATCAAAAGCGTAGCAGTGCAAGGCGCCGACCTGTCCGGGGGTTGATATAGACGTATCGGAATACAAAATTCCGACTGCGGAAATATTCCCGGCAGCGTTGATATTGCCGTTTGCGCCGTTGAGGGTTAATGGCCCTGTCATCGTGTCGCCGGCTTTGTGAACGTATTGGCCAGCATGGTTGGCAGCGATCGCATTGATCGCTTGCCAGAGCTGGTCGTGGCGGGTCCCGTCGAGTGGTATCCCAGCAAGCTCGACAACGGTGCAAGGTTCCTCTTGCGTGGCGTCGAACCAGATCGCTTCAAGCTGCGTGGTAGACAGCCCGGTCTGAGGATTGCCATCGGTAAAGCCGTCCTTTCCGGGACCGAATTTATCGATGAAGCGGGTCGGCGTGCTGATACGTTGCATGGCTTAGTGCCTATCAGGGGGCGAGGGTGGGGGCGGCGGCGGCGGGCGATTGGCGCCCGCAGCGATGAGGGCAAGGATCGCGGTTAGTATCTCGGCCCACCAATCGTGCAGACTTTCGACCAGGCCGAGCTTTACGCAGGTGCCGGGCGGCGCGACGCCCGATAATACACCCCACATGCAGCCGGCGCCCACAATCAGCATGCAGACAAGCACAACGCCGATCGTCGCCGCCAGCAACCAGAAGCAGGCCCGGAGCATGTCGAACTGGCGCACGGCTGGGCGAGCTCACGGCGGTATTTCGTTCGTCGGCAGGCCAACCCAGGCGGTGAATTGCAGATCGCGGACAGCGCGCTCTAGCAGCCTCACGCGAGCCTCTAGCGCCTCGATCGCCGCCGGATCGGCGAGCAGCCTCGGCGCGCCCGCAACGCCAGCATAGAGACGCGGCGTGGCGGGCGTCATGTCAATGGCAGGCTCACCGTCAGATAGGGCGGTCGGTGGTCCAGTGCCCCGGCGCAGTTGGATCGTCGCCATCGTTCAGCTTTCCATAACAGTTATCAGAATGAGCCGCCGTCTACGATATCGACCGAGAGGGGCGACGCTGCGGTGCCCAGGCCAAACAGCGAGCCATCAGTGGCGACCTCAATCAGTGACCTGGCAACTATTTGGCTCAGCGCGTCCTGCACGTTGGTGGCGGTGAGGGGTGGAATGGTGGTGATGTTGACGTTCGATGCTGTCAGGACCGCGCCGCCGACCTCGACCACGACCCACGCAGGGGTCGCGTCACAGATCAGCCAGTCGCCTCGGGTGTATGTCCCAGAGGGTGGCGTCGGTGCCACCGGCCCGACTGGTGGGCCGCCGCTCGTGCAGATGAGATACCAGCCGCGCCGCGCCGCCGTGGCCGGGGGCAGGTCGCCCTGCGGGATAGGGTTGATCGGGTTCGGCGACGGCGTAACGGTATTGGTGGCGACGTCATAGGTGCCACCGAACACCAGGTTGCCGGTGAGGTTGGCGATGGCGTTGTTTAGCTCATTGATGGCAGGCACGACGGTCTTCGCAGTGGTCTGTAGTGCTGCCACGTCAGCACCCATCGGACCGCGCAGGCCGAGCGAGGTGATCGGAAAGATTGGGTCGGCACCTGCGGCGATCTGAGCGCCGGAAGCGACTGCCATACCCAGGGCCGATCCCACCAGGGTGAGCGCGCTGCCAGCCGGGACGTTGACCGCACCGCGCAAGGCAGCAGTTGCGATGATGACACTCAGCGGGACAGCATCGCCGTCGCCGGTCATGGTCGCATCGTGGTTGACTGCAACGATCCCGCCGCCTGGTGGCGTCTGCGGGCCGAACCGGAGATTCCCAGCGCCGTCAGTGATCAGCACATTGTCTGCCACGCCTCCGGTGACCCGCAGCGTCGTGGTGCTGAAAGTCTTGGCGCCAGTGACAGTTTGGGCGCCGGCGACCTCGACCTGGCGGGCACTGTCCACCAGCGGAATAAGCGCGGTCCCCGTGTCGATCCATAAAGAGTTCGGACCGCTGCCGGTAAAGCCTGGCAAGTTGAAAAACGGCTCGCCCTCGTTGAGCGTGGCAGGTGGAGCGACTTGCCCACCAGTGACGTGGCGGCGCAGTTGGATCGTTGCCATTTAGAACGTTCCTCCATCAATCCGTTGTGTCGCCGTGAACACGATCGGCCCGCTCATCGCGCCGCCTGCCAGGTCCAGCTTAGTGATCTGTAGTGCCTCGATCTCGTCCACCGCTGCTTGGAAATTCTGCCGCACCGAGGCAGTGGTCGGCGTGCCGAAAACCGGGAAGTTGGGATCGATCGCCGAGACCAGCCTGGCAGATGAGTTGCGCAATATCGGGGTTGGCGGCGGGCGTGAGCTACGCGGCAGCACGTGCACAGGCGGCTGGCGCGGCTGCGGGGCAGATGCCTCGCGCTGCATGAGGGCAAGCGCCTTGCGCACCATAGCTGCGGACACATGGCGCGGCCGGTGGATTATGGGGCGGCGCATATCATCCCGCCACCTCACAAATCATAACGCGGACAACCCAATTGAGATTGGCGCCAGCGATGCCGATCCCCTGCACCAACAGCCCGCCGTTGACGGTATCAGGCGGCATGCTAACCCCTAGAGTGGTGAGCGCGGCATCCGCCCAGTCAGGCGTCTGATTGCCGATCTGCGCGCCGACAATGGCGACTGTCCCAGCTCCGACACCGCGCTTGACCACGCTGACGACATCCCAACCCGCGCTGTTCCCGGTCGTTGTGTCGCGAGCGGTTACCATGCAACGGACCGTCATGGTGCAATTATCTGCTAACGTAACTATATTGAACGGGGTCGGGCCACCCCCATCGCTGGTCAGGTTCTTTAGCTCAGCTCCGACAGTCTGACCGCGTAGCACCAGCTCACCGGCCTGCGCGTCGCCGGTCGAGGCGAAACTACCGCTCGCCCACGCGCCGCGCCCATAGTTGCCACGCGTCATCGCTTGCGATCCGCCTGGCACCCAAGAAAAGGCGCCGTTGGCGGTCGAGGCTTGGCCAGCGGCCACGATGGCATGATCACCCGAGGCGGTATTCTGGTCGCCGCCGATAATTACCGACCAAGGTCCGCTGGCACACTGATCGCTAGCAAAGCGTAATGCCTGGAAGTCGATCGCCTTGACGCCGCGCGGGTCGCCGGCCGCCGCTTCATTGGTGAAAATGTTATCAGGTGCCATAAACACGGTGAATGCGCCTGTCGCAGTGCAGGTGACGACGCCATAGCCTCCGAGCACATCCAATGATCCCCAGTTGCCGGCGAGCGACAAGCCGCCTTGATAGGTATTCCCGACGAGGTCGGCAGTTGAGCCGGTGCCTCCATTGAGCGTGGTCGCCCCGGCGATCACCGACGAGGTTATTTTTAGTGCATAGATGCCGGTGGTTGGCGTGATGGTAAGATTGCCGGAAAGGAAGCAATCGACAATCCGCATCTGGGATATTTCGGTATTGGGGTGGAAGTCTAAGAACTCACCCGGGGTATTGTAAATCACCTCTGCAACGGAAAGATTATAGATCACGCCGGTATTGATGTTGCCGCCGATGCCGGCGTTGCACGCTTCCACGTGGCATCCGCGAAATGAAAAGATCGTCGCGGTGTAACCGCCTCCCGCCATGTTGTCAAAGGTAACCCAGCGTTCCGGACGGTTCTGGCCCTGGTTAAAATGACAGTTGTCGAAGTGGATCGTATTCGGTCCGATCCCAGGGTCGGTCGCGGGGTCAGGTTGACCGCCAGTGATGCGGACATACGCGTTGCAGTCATAGTCGCCGACGCCGTTGCGGCCGAACCGACACTGTGAAAAGCGCAGCTCAGGCCAACTATCAATTTCGACATGCACATCGGTTGCAGCGCCAGAGAAAATTCTGGTCGCCATCGTCGAAAGCCCTGTCACTCCGTTTGCATACCAGCGCCACGGCTTCGCGTGATTGAAGCTCGTCACGTCCTCCACTACGACGTTGTAAGACGATGTGATGAAGACGCCGACCGAACCTGGTGGAGGGGTGCCGCCAGAGCGCAACACGGTAAGGTATTTCAGGCCCTGCGCGAGATTGCCAGTGCCGCCGTCGAGCGTGACGCAGGTCGCCACACCGTTGTCGAAATTGAGCGTTGTGCCGAAGCCGGCAACCGGCGAACCACCGCCGCGCAGGTTGCCGACCAGGATGACGTTACCCTCTAGCACCAACCCATCGCCGAGACGGTAGCCGGTGGGTGTCGCGGGCGCGACGACGGTCTGCAAGCCCAGAGCATTCGCTGACTGGATTGCAGCTCTAAAGGCAGGTTGGTCATCGGCGACATTATCGCCGACTGCGCCGAGGTGGATCACGTTAACCACGAATGCGTCGCGCAGTGCGGAAAGCGCGGCATCGACGTAGCGTTTCGTTGCAGCTTGCAGGTCTGCGTTCGGATCATCTGCCAGCGTCAGCAGGCCGTTGGCTTTCAAGTCGGTATGAACTGTGGTGAGGTTGTTCGCATCGTCCACAGTCAGCCTGGCATCATTATCGGCAGCGAGCATAAAAACGCCGTCGCTGCGCTGGCCAAGCTGCCACCGCTTGTTAAGCACGCCGTTCAGGAACATCGCAAAAACATCGACAGGAGTGCTGGCAGTCATCACCAACGGATAAAACCCATCGGTGTCGATCAGTAGCTGGCCGTGCAGGTCGCCACCGTCCAGCCCGAGCTTGGTCGCTTGTAAATCCTCGATGTCGTCCTTGGCCGCCTGGAAATTGTTACGCACCGACTCAGTGGTCGGGGTGCCGAAAACAGGAAAGCTCGGATCGATCCCCGATACCATCCTCGCGGTCGCATTGCGCACTGCGGAACCTAGCGGCTCGGGTAGCTCAGCGACGAGCACATTGCGCGGTCGATGTGTTACGGTGCGTCCCATGGCTCGCTTGCCCCCCCGTCCCAGATGCTGGCGCCGGCATCCCAGATCGAATGCGTCATCGGCGGTAGACCACCAGTGCCGTAACTAAAAATAACGATCGTCTGCGCCGGGGCGATTGCCAGGATCGCGCATTCAAGTGAGCTGTAACCCCAGGTCGCAAGAAACTCGTTGCAGAATGATCGACACGTCATCCATTCAACGCGCACCGCGTCATCGTGCACTTTGACCAGCCAGGTATGCGGCCAGTCCGGCCCAGTGTTCAGGAACGCGTTACAGCCCGACCAGGTGCGGAACGGGCGGAATTCGACAACCGATATGTCCCAGCCCAGGGTCGCGGCATAGTCCACGAAGTCTTGCGGCGTGGTCGTGCCACCTGATTGCCGCTTGGCAATAACATCGCGGCGGCGCAAAGCGATCGTCGGTGCCAGCTCACCGACGCATGGCTCAGGCAGGCCGCAATCGGTTTCCCACATCGGCAGGGTTTCAACAGTGGTGCGCGGGTCAGCCTCGGCGAGCAATGCTTGAATGCGGGTGTATGCGTAATGATGCACACCCACTAGGCCCCGCATCAGACACTGCTGGACCGCTGCAGGATCGCGCGCCCAGGCAAACCCTTCCGGCAGCATAGCAGCCGCTTGCGTATCGAAGTCCGCTTTGGTCAGCGCGAGCGCGCCGTGTTCCTGTGCTTCGCTCATCGGTAGTGCAGCGCCCTGGACAGAACGTAGTTGATGTCGCCCACCGTGGGCAGCTCACCCACCTGCAAGATGACGTCGTCGGCTGGTAGATCGATCTTGTGCGTGCGCACGCCCGAGGCGATCGACACGGCTTCCCATATCCAGTTGATCGCAATGGTGCCGCCTGGCACGCCCTCGCGGAACAGCATGTCCGCCAGCTCATCGGCGATAGCCCGCTCAGTGTCCTCGTTGCGTGGCACCAGGTCGCGCACCACGACATCGATCGGCCTGGCCACTGGTGCATACACGAACAGCTCAGCAGTGACCGGGCGCAGCGGTTCGATGTATGCCAGCAGTGCCCTCGCGTCCGCCTCGGTCGGAATGCCGCCAGGATAGGTGTCGTCCATCGCGAAGCGGACCACGACCGTGCCGGTGCCCTGTTCCCGTGGAAATACCCAGGCCCTAGTAACGCCTGGGAATTCCAGTGCCCAGCGGACATAATCGGACTCAGCTCCACCCTGGGGCGGACGTTGGATGCGGTCGAGAATGCGCGACCGCCACGCCTCTTGCTGTTCCTGATCAGTGCCCCCGATCATCAATGCAGGCACCACCGCACCGACGATGCCGCCGATCGAATTGACGGTGTTCAGTTGGGTGCCTGCCACCAGGTTGCCGGCCACACCTGGCAGCTCGGCCCTGATCGGCGCCGAGAGCTGCGGGCCTACTGGCACGCCGACCGCCGTGGTGCGCACTTGGATGCCGGTCTCAGTCGCAAACAATGACCCGGAGGGCAGAGCTGCCGGGCCGCTGGTCGAGGCCAGCAGGGTGCCGGTGGACCGCTGCGCGTCCTTGCGCGGCACTCTCCATTCAGATCCGTGGCGGCCGAGGCCGACGCCGGTCGCAGTGGTGACGTGTATTTGCCGGGCAGCATGGTCGATCGCGTCGAGCTGCTCGTCTGCCAGGCCAGCGGCAGAGATCGCCAGCACGTCGAGGTTGCTTTGCGCCAGCCTGGCATTCGCGCCGGGAAGGTTGGCCTCGATGTCAGCTTGTGCCTGTTCGATCAGCTCAGGCAACGTGCGACGAAAGAAACCATTACCGGCCGGCATCAGATGATGACCCCCGAAATGCGGTCCATGCCCACGAGCTGCCCCCAGGCAAGAGCGAAGCGCCAGCCGACCCTGCTGCCAGGTGGAGAGACGATGACAAGGGTCAATTCCAGCCGCCCGGGGCCGGTCCAGACTGCCGCGATATCAATCCGCGATGCCACGCCCTCGCGGATCATCCATTCAGTCGCTTCCCGCGCATACTGCTCGGCCCTGATGCGGGTCAATTCCGTTTCTTTTTCGCGCGACAGCAGCCAGAGCCGTGAGCCGAGCGGGTATTTTCGATACGCATCTGCCCACCAGCCTCGGCGGCCGCCGCCATCTGGTGGCACGTCGTCGTCGTGCGCCGTGCGATCGGTGCCGAGCGACAGCATGACTGCCGTGGCCAGGTCCTGATCCGAGCGCAGCACGCCAGCAGGCAGCAGCTCGTAATCCCCACGACCGACCGCCTCGCTCCACACCGTGGCAATGTCGACCATCAGGGCGCCAACACGCCGAATTCGATGGGCGGTTCAGATGTCACCCGCGCGCCCCGGAGATTGGTCTCACCTGTCGCGGTGATGGTGGCATCAGTGCCCGCCGTGGCCTCGATAGTTTCGTCAGCCTCAATGATGACCCGCCTGGCCTTGATCACCAGGTCGCCCTCGTTGGTCAGCCGCACGGTCACGTTCTGATCGTTGTAAAGGATGACCTCGCCGCTATTGAGGCCAGCCGGGCGCGATCCACGATCGTTGACTGACACCACGACGCCCTGGTCACGGTTGCCTCCCAGGAACGCCACCAGGGTGTCGCCGCCAGCAGGGGGCACAGATGACAGCCCGTATGTCTGGAACCGTTCCACGCCGTCTGCTACCTCGCCAGCG